TGCCCCGGATAGTGCGCTCGCTCCACCTGGCATCACCAATGCAGTATCACTGGGTACTCGTAACTCACTCTCAACCAAAGGACACATGGCTAAGACTCCGAGTCTGGAACGCCTCTTCACCTACCACCCGCCCTTCGGCACCCAAGCCGACCGCTACGTCGCCATCCGTCAGGCGGCCCTGGCGTTCGCCCAGGTCGTGCGGGACTACACCCCACCGTCGCGTGAGCAGTCGCTGGCTCTCACCGACATCCAGCGTGCCTGCCAGATGGCCAATGCCGCCATTGCCGTCAACGAAGTCGAAGCGGTCGTCCCGACCGCTGACGTCGAATCAGTTCAGTCAACGGTCGCTGCAGCGACCACCAATCAGGAGCAGAACTAATTATGGGTGCTCGTCCCTCTTCATTCAAAAAAGGCGGCGGTTTCCTCAACGGTGTCGACGGCGTCATCGAGTCCTACCAGTTCACTGACGAGTTCAATGGCGAGCCGTTCAAAGCCGGCAAGAACCCGGCGACCGGCAAGCCCCGTTTTCATTCGCTGAACTGCTTACTGGGCGTGAAGGTTGACGGCGCCGAAGAGACCGTCTACACGACCCTGTTCGTTGGCGGATTCGACGACTTCACCATCAGCGACGACGGTCTGACCCTCACGCCAAATGAGGACGGACGTGAGCTGGGTGCGGGTGTCGCGTTCACCACCCTCATCGCGAGTCTCTGCAAGGCCGGCTTTCCCGAGGAGAATCTGCCCGAGGACGAAATCAACTTCGAGGCCATCATTGGGACGCGCGTGCGTTTCGAACAGGTGACCAACGAGGAAGCGACGAAGAAACTCGGCAAGCGCAAGGGCAAGGATGGCAAGGAGTTCAATCGGCAGGATCTGGTCATCACCAACGTGTATGACCTGCCGGGGAAGACGGTGACTTCGAAGGCCGCAGTGAAGGGCGCCAAGCCGGCCGTCAGCAAGGCCAAGAAGTCGGCCGAACCGGACTTCACCGACGTCGCGACAGAGACGGTGTTGGCGGTTCTTGCGGCCAACGATGGTCAGGTTGCGAAGTCGAAGCTGGCCATGAAGGTCACGCAGAAGCTGCTGAGGCACGAGAACCGCGAGGAGATTCGCATCCTGGCGACCTCCGACGAGTTCCTGTCGACGGAAGCGGGTTGGACCTACAACGCCAAGAAGGGCATCATCGCGCTCAACGACGAGGAAGCCGAGGGATAGTCAGGGGTACCTGACACTCTCAGGTATCCCACTCGCCCGTCCTCAGTCTCGCAGTCATGCCCTTGTGGAGACTTACGTAAGTCGGGACTGCAGGACGGGCACTTTCCATTTCAGGAGTTTTCAATGGTTCAAATCCTCATCACATTGAGCGACGAGGGGCAGTTTCGCGTTGAAGGTCCGCTCGAAAACACCCTTCAGATGCATGGCATGTTGGGCATGGCGGCCAACGTGGTCAATGAGTTCAACGCCAAGCGCATTGCCGCGCAAGAGCAGCCTCGTGTTGAGTTGGCCTCCCCCGGCATCATCAGGTTCAAAGCGTAATGGCCCATGTTTACCTCGTCACCATGACCACTCTCGCCATGATCGCCCTCACTTACTTCCGCCTCACAGGGAAGCACTAATCGTGATCGTTACGCCGACTCCCTTTGACCTGAACTTGATGCAGCATGCCCCCGGCGCTGTCCGGGGTGTCGGGCTGCACATGAGCGACATCTACGGGGCGCTCTACAAGGAGTTGGAACCCAAGCGCTACGACCGTCTACAGACCGGCACCCTGGCTGAGAGCGAGAACAAAGCGGGCTTCATGGGCATCGGCATGGCGTTCGAAGACATGTTGGAGAAGGCGCTGAGGGACAGACTCACGGAAGGTTCAGGCAGACCTGACGAACTCACTGAGTCTGAATATGGCATCATCTACAACCCTGACTTAGTGATCTTCAACGGTTCCACCCGAGTAGGCGAAATCAAGCTCACATGGATGAGCAGCAAAGGTTTCCCCCGCGAACAGGCCAACGGGTTTCCACCCAAGGCTGACAAGTATTTGACCCAGATGATGGCCTACTGCCGCTGTCTGGAGACTCCGTATGCACGGTTGTATGCGTGCTTCGTGAATGGGTCCGGTAGCTTTAAGGACCAGTTTGGCCCGTCACTGATGGCCTGGGACATCACGTTCACGTCCCGAGAACTCGAAGAGAACTGGCGCACGTTGATTTCGTATGCCAAACAGAAAAGGATGCTTTAGATGACGAAGACTGGCATGAACCCGTTCGCTCGATACACCAAAGCCACAACCGATATCAAACCCCGCATTATCGCCGCATCCTTCGGTGAAGTGGGGACAGGCAAGACATCGTTTTGGCTGGGTGCGCCCGCTCCCATCGTCATTCAGACACTCGATCAAGGGCTCGAAGGTGTAGTCGAGACCTACGCAGCTGACAAGGACATCTACATCGCGGAGTATGACCTGGGCCAGCGGATGGGTGAGGACTATACGCATGCGAAGGCGGTTGAAGCTCGCGACAAGTTCGTCTCTGACTTCGAAGTGGCGATCACGAATGCCCGCACCATCGTGTGGGATCGTGAGACCGATGTGTTCAAGCTGTTTTTCTTCGCGGAGTTCGGGACGGATGATGCGTTCGCCGCTGCTCCACCCAAGGACTGGGACAAGCTGAAGGGCAAGATTCGCCGGCTCATCTCGATGGCCAAAGCGTCTGATGTGAACTTCGGTCTTATCCAAGGTATGAAGAACGAGTGGGGGCAAAAGGTCAACAACAAGACGGGCGCGAAGGCGGCCACACAAACCGGCGCTCGCATTGTGGACGGCATGGACGGGATTGATGCGCTCGTTCACGTCAATCTCGAACACACCAGAGTGAATGGTGAGATGGCAATCACGATAGGCAAGAGTCGAGGACCGGGTGGGCGCGATATTCAGGACCAGACGTTTACCGGCGAAATGGCGACGTTTCAGTCGCTGGCGATGATGGTGTTTCCAGACTCGAATGAGGAGGATTGGCTATGAGACTGCCCCTCGTGAAAACTCGTAACTACGCTACTCACCCAGTGCTTGGAGAGGAGAACAAATATCCACTCGCACGGGCATGGCGTACAGATGTTGGGAAGGCTACGGTAGTGTTCGTTCGAGATGGACACTCGCTGGCTCTGGTGCTTGACCGCGCTGAACTCGAAGACATCGCGGACATGATGCAAGAAATCGTGAAGGACTGGAGATGAAGTTATCTACACTGAAATCCGAAGTCACCGTCCCCAAGACTATCAAGCAATTCGCCTTGCTGCTTGCCATTCTTGAGCAGATGTATGCGGGTGAGCGGGAGAAGACCATCAAGCACATTGCTCGTTACTATGGAGTGACGCTGTGACACCCCAGAACCTCTTCAAGGTCCGCACTGAACTGCTGGTTTTAAGCAAGCAACTCATCGGGTCTTTAGTCCCCGGTCACGCTCGACAGGGTGAGCGCTTCAACTTCTCTTCTGACCACTATGCGCTCGAAGCGTGGGAGCGGATGACGACTGGTGGACTGAAGGTCCCCTGTCTGTCGGGATATCTCAACGCTCATGCAGTAGAGTCGCCCGTATTTCAATGGGTGTTGGACGGCAGTATTCATGCCGAGTGGCGATAGATGCTACTCGTTGATGGACGAGCGGGCTCCAAGGAGTTAATCGAACCTCTCCGTGAACTCGGTCTGCCGGTCTACAAGACCACCCTCGCCTACGGAGATATTGCCTTCGTCGGCAAAGGTCGAAAAGGTCGCCCTGTCGACATCGGCATCGAGTTCAAGACCCTGAACGAAGCTATTGGGAGCATTCGAGATGGCCGACTCGCGGGTCATCAGCTTCCGGGCTTGAGTCCGTTTACGGAGCGTCCCACCTTTGATTACACATGGCTGTTGATCGAAGGCCATTGGTCCCATGACCGACAGGGACTCGTCTGCAGCTATTCCAAATACAAGCGTGAGTGGACGCCTGTGCCGGGGAAGATGAACGCTGCCGAGTTCGAAGGGCATCTCCTCACCTATTACCTGAATGCCGGCGTCATGGTGCATGAGACGAACTCGCGCCGAGACACGTTGCGGTGGCTCGTTCGCCTTTACCGCTGGTGGACCGACAAGTCGATGGACGAACACAAAGGCCACATGGCGATGCACAAGCCAACCACGTTCATTCCGCTCAACGAACGTCGACAAGCGATGACGCGTTGGCCGGGTGTGGGCGTGCGTGTCAGTCTGGCAGCCGAGCGGGCCTTCGGGTCGGTGTCCAATGCGGCTGCTGCGAATGCGCGTCAGTGGGAGGCACTGGAAGTGCTGGACAAGAACGGCAAGTCCAAGCTGTTTGGCATGAAGCACGCCGAGCGGGTGGTGGAGTTTCTACGGGGGACAAAATAGTGCCTGAATATCGAATCGTAGATACGGACAACTTCGGCAGCGACTATCCCAACGAGTCCTTCACTGAGGACGGGCCTTTTGAGACCTACGCAGAAGCCAGAGAACGGTCCAGCGTGTTGAATGGAAACGCCGGCGATTGGAGCCTTCGTTACTACAAAGTGGTCTCACTCCCTTATACCTTGCAGCCGGGGTTCGAGCCGTGAAACGCACCAAGGGTACACGACGGCCACTTGATGCCTACTATACGCCCGCATGGATGACGCGAGCGCTCATAGCGCATGTGCCAGAAATTCGGGGCAACGTCATGGAGTGCTGCGTCGGAGACAAATCAATTGATGCCGTGCTGGTCAAAGATAGCGACTATGACGTGCTTTTTACCAACGACATCGATCCAACGAAATCTGCCTATCGCCATCTCTGTGCATCGGACCCGCATCTCTACAAGGACCTAGATGTGGATTGGGTCATCACCAATCCACCCTATGCCATGCCCCTCTGCACGAACATCGTGGCCAACGCGATCAAGCATGCTCGTGTGGGTGTGGCCATGATGCTGCGTATCTCGTTCGAAGAACCAACCGCAAAGGTCAACCCCCGAGGTCCGTTCCTCGAAGCCAATCCACTGACTCGTAAGCTGGTAATGCCCCGGCACAGCTTTACGGGCAACGGCAAGTCTGACAGTGCGACGACCGCATGGATGATCTGGTCGAAGGTGCCACTGTCAGGGGCGCCGATGTTGTCGCTGTATCGAGCGAACGAATTATACGCGAGGCCATTCTAATGGCGAATGCGCTGAAGGGAACCCTCGATTTTGAAAGCCGCAGTGCTTGTGACCTAAAGAAGCATGGCACCTGGGTTTACTCACAAGACCCGTCGACCGAAATCCTGTGCATGGCCTTCCGTCTCCCCCACTGGCCGAAAGACAAGACAGCGATCTGGCACCCAATCTACCGCAAGTTCGATATTGAGGACGAAGGCGACAGCGCTGAACTCGTCGAGCTATTCAAATGGATTCAAGCCGGGGAACTGGTCGAAGCTCACAACAGTTGGTTCGAATACGGTATGTGGAGGAATATCATGGTTGTCCGCTACGGATGGCCCGAGGTTCCCGACCATCAATGGCGCTGCTCTGCGGCTAAAGCTGCCAGTCATGCGCTTCCTCGCGGACTCGATGACGCATGTTCAGCCCTGATGATGCGGATTCGTAAGGACGCCAAGGGCTCGAAGGTCATGATGAAAATGACCAAGCCCCGGAAGCCCCGCAAGGCTGAACTCGAAGCATGGGTCCTCAAGCACGGAAAGAAGAAGTCACACCCCCGTGTCTATCATGAAAGCTTCGATCTGTTCGTCCAGCTGTGGGCGTATTGTTGTCAGGACGTCCTGGCCGAGGAAGCTCTGTCCGCGATGATCCCCGACCTGAGCCCAGAGGAAACGGAACTCTATCTGTTAGACCAGGCGATCAACGCTCGTGGCTTCCAGCTCGATAGTGAGGCGGTAGAGACGGCGTTAGCGCTCATTGCCAAAGAGACCGTTGTTCTCAACGACGAGCTGAAGGTCCTGACAGGTGGCAAGGTGGACAAAGCGACCAAGCGTGCTCAGATGGTCGCGTGGTTCGCAGAACACGGGCTAGCGGTCGAGAACACCCAAGCGCTCACCTTACAGGAGATGTTGACCTGGGACTGGCTGCCGGCTGATGTCCGTCGTGGTGTCGAGCTGATGTTCATGCTAGGCAAGTCGAGCACAGCGAAGTACGAAGCCATGCGCAACTGGTCAATTGGTGACTGGCGTGTGCGCGGGGGACTACTCTATCACGGTGCGTCGACTGGACGCTGGACGGGCAAAGGCGTCCAACCCCACAATTTCCCGAAAGGCGACAAGTCTGTCAGCGATATGGACTCGACCTGGGCACTACTCAAGACCAAGGACCGCGACGTGATCACGGGCGAATGGGACTCGGTGATGAAGCCGCTGTCCTATGCGCTCCGAGGCGCAATTGTGCCTTCGTCGGGAAAGCGCCTATTTGTTGCTGACTATGCCAGCATTGAAGCCCGCGTGCTGCTCTGGTGTGCAGACGACCAAGACGGACTCGATCTGTTCAGAACCAAAGGCGCGGACCCCTACTGCGCGATGGCCAGTGAGATTTATGGCTTTCCCTGCAACAAAGTGGAACACCCGAAAGAGCGACAGCTAGGCAAGGCCGCGATCTTAGGCTTGGGCTATCAGATGGGCGCCAGTCGATTCGCGGATTCGGCTAAGACCTATGGGGTCATCATTGACGAAGACTTCAGTCGTGGGGTTGTAGACGCTTTCAGGACCAAGTTCTGGAAGGTCAAGGAAATGTGGTATGCCCAGGAGAAAGCTGCGATTGATGCAGTTCAGAAGGGCAAATCCATCAAGTACGGTCCTGTGACTTGGAAGAAGGAAGGCTGGTTCCTCTACTGCTACCTTCCGAGTGGCCGGCGTCTCGCCTTCCCCAACCCCAAGGTCAAAATGACGAAAACGTCATGGGGTACCGACAAACTCACCCTGTCCTTCTGGGGTGTCAATTCACTGACCCGTCAGTGGTGCGAACAGAGGACATATGGGGGCATGATCGTTGAGAACATCGTGCAAGCTATCAGTCGGGACCTGATGGCCGCCGCGATGATTCGGGCGGAAAACACGGGTATCTACAACATTGTGCTCAGCGTTCACGACGAATTGGTGTCTGAGGCACATCCCTTGCTGGGTGAGGTACATGCGTTCGAAGCGCTGATGGCTGAAGTTCCTGAGTGGGCGGTTGGTTGTCCGGTCGCTGCCGAGGGCTGGACTGGCGAACGTTACCACAAGTGATTAAGGGTACATGAAACTCTTCAAACTCTGCCCATACATCCTGACCTCTGCCCTTCTCGTCTGGGCGCTTTGTGCCGCATGGCTGATTGGTCTGATGTCTGTGTGGGTGATGCAGGTGCTGCATCCGTGACTTCCGCTGACCTGCTGGAACAAATCAAGTGGGACACGAAGGTGCTCGCGGAACCCTTCCACTGTCACATTCCGTCGACTGAGTTTTTTATCAACCGCATTGTGCAATATACCGAGTCATACAAGGAATTGAGGGCACAGGAAATGGGTCTCAGCGTAACGACGACAACGACCACGACCGTGAAACTGGCGCCGAAGCTGAAGCAGCGACTGTTGACCAAGTTTCGGGAGTATCAGGACCTGAAGGTCAAACTCGATGCGACGAAATCTCGCATGGATGAACTGAAGACAGAGCTTGCGGACTTGCGTGAGGACACGGGTGAAGTCTCGCTGGAGTTGGAGGGGTTCAAGACCGCTCTCATCTCTCCCACTCGAAGCAAGTTCAACGAGAAGAAGTTCATCGCGGACGGTGGGGATATCACCATCTACAAAGGGGCAGTGGAAACTATACCTTCCAAGAGCTATGAAAAAGTTTCTGTGCCCGGTCAGAAAGAAGACGGCGAATGAGTGCACCCCCTTGCATCCCCCTTCGCCGGGACGTCGTCTATGATCTGGTCGCCCGTGCGTTCGTGGCGCTGATACCGCCTACACCAGATGCAACGGGCGCGGAGGTCTCTACGGCAGTTTTCACGATGTGTGCGCAAATCATTGAACTCTTGATTCACGTGAAGGACCTGAACGCTCGTGCCCACAACATTGAGGTCGCTCGAACAGCCGTGGCGCAGCTGTACTCGATGCTGCCCGCACCGACGACGGTGAACTAGATGGGTACCCTATTCCTTTCCATCCTGTTGACTATTCGGGTCTCTGTGGGCATGTCGCCACTGAAAACGACCGTCAACATCAGGACCGATGAAGAGTTCCTGGCGGGCACGGTCTGTCTGATTTGGGAATCCGATGGGGAAGCCGCCACCCCAGGGTCCAACTGCTGGACGGTCAGCGAGGCTGACCGTCATGGGTGGACGAAAGAGATTGTGCTGCGGACGGGTCGCTATGAAGTGTGGGTTACGACTGTCGGACAAGACACGAAAGGGAATGCATTCTCGAAGGTGTCCACACACCGAACCGTCGAAGTCTACTGAACTTTCGGCATCTCAATCGCTTCCATCCCAAGCGCTTCTCGCACTTTGTTCTCGATGGCAAAGGCGACGAAGCGCTTTTCTGTTTCATACGCATGCAGGTTATAGACGCCTGCGACTCCTCCAATTTCATGGTCGATGTAGCGCTCCACCCAGTCGCGATTGCAGCCATACGCGTTGGCTGCAGTGGAGGCCCAACGCCGAAGATCATGTGGGTCAAACTCCCCCAGCTTGGCTCTCCCAACCATCTCCACCGTCTCCTTGGCGAAGAAGTTCGACCGAGCTTTCTCCCTGCCGTCGAAGCGTTTGATCGGGAAAACAAAGTCCTTGCCCGTGTCTGGGTGCGCCTGAATCTTCTTCAAGATATCGAGCGCCATCGGACCCAACACAATGAGGTAGGGGTCCTGATGCCGGGTCGTCAGCCGACGCTTCCGAATGACAAACGGCTTGACCCAATGGTCGCCCGACAGCGTGCCCCACTGCATCCGTAAGACCTCGCCCCCTCGCTGAGCCGTCAGGGCTCGCAATTGAAACTGCCAACCCAGCATCGGCCGGCCTTCCTCGATCCACGCGTCCCAGACCGCCCACAAGCGTTTGAACTCTTCAGTGGTTGGGAAGGACCTCCGTCCACCACCCAGATGTTTAGTCTCTGTGCCGAACGCCGGATTGCCCTGAATCTCGTCCCAGCCTTGGGCAATACCGAATTTGAAAATCTTGGAGATGAGGACGCGCACGATATCGGATGCTCGTGTGCCCCGGAGCGCAATAGCGGTCAGCACCTTGGCCGTGTCTCTCCTGGTGATGCTGCCGGCTGCTCGATCCCCCCACAGGGGCAGTAGTTCCTTGTTGATGAGGCGGATGTCCTCTCCCGGCCGCTTCTTCTTCGGTTTGGCGTGCAGCTCAATATACAGAGCCGCAAGGTCCTTGAACGCCCGCCCTGGCTGGCCAGCCTGCCCGCTGTGAGGCGTTCGGGGGTCCTGCCCAGCCCTGACTAGGACCGCTCCGTCCCGCACTCTCTGGCGGGCTTCTGACAGCCCACAGCCCCCAGGACCGAAGTAGCCCAAGATGTGGCGGATGGGTGCCTTCCCACCCGGCAGCCGGAAATAGTGGCTGAAGGTCTTCTTGCCAGTCGGATGGACCGTGACCGTGAGCCCTGGTTGCTTGGCGTCGAAGTATTCCTGACGTTTCTGGAGGGGCGTCAGGGCCGTCAGGGACCCTTGCGTGAACTCGAACTTCAGGATGGAAGACATGGCCTAAATGAACTGGGCCTTTCCCCCACCGAAAATGAACATCTGAGCGTCACATGACACACAATCCTTGGTATAGGGACCGACGCCATGCTCCTTGTTGAAGCGCTCAAAATCCGACTTCATCCACTGTTCTGACCCGTCGCTAGGATTGGGCTGAGGCTCCCCGCAATATGGGCAGCATACCGACACTGCCTCTGTCACGAGCTGAGCGGGGCTGGTTTCCGAGGACGACACTTGGTCTTTCTTACGACGCCGCGTTGGGGTTTTCATATGCCCGTGAGAGTAGCAGGAATCACGCCAGTGCTACAAATCGCACTACACGGGTGCTACGGGACGGGCGGGCTAGGGCGGTCGATCTCGAACGTCACCGAACGTCCTTTCATTGGAAAAATCAGGTCTCCGAACAAGGACGAACGTCCACGAACGAGTACGATTACCGCTTCGTAATCAGCAGGTCGGAGGTCCGAGTCCTCTCGCCGGCTCCAGAAAAGACTCAGTAAAACAACAAAAGCCGCCCTGGTAGGCGGCTCCTGCTGTGTAAGGTGCTACATGGGTGCTACGGCTTTCCGAAGGGGTCGGCGGAAGATCCATCGCATGTAGAGGCGTTGATGGATGGGGTGCCGGGGCGTCTGGGCGTCCTCTCGGGCTCGAAGATACGCCATCGGGGTTGGGAACCCGTCCTGCTTGATGTGAGCCTTGATCCAGCGGTTCCAACGGGTCATGCGTTTTTCCGTCTCTGTGGCTCCACCACGTCTCCTGTCGGCGCATCCATCCACGCCTGAATCGCACTCTCCCGCCAGCCCACAGCCTTTCCTCCAAGCCGTGTGCGTGACGGGAACGTGCCCGCCTTCTCGCGTTCCCAGATAGTCGTTCGACCGAGGCCGGTCACATGCAGAACTTCGGGCAAACGGAGAAAGCGGTCAAGGCTCACAGCGACCGCCCGCCCTGAAGCGCTCGACGTAGGGCATCGCCTGAGGCACTGGTCGCCAACGCCACATTGCCCAACTGCACGAACTCCAATACTGATGCGATCCGACGCACCCCTTGCGCGGACGCACTGTTCTCGACATTCCATGGCTGCGTGAGCAACGACACGGATGTTGTCGGGCTGTACTGGCGCACGTCCACCACATTTTCCCAACGGTCGTCAATGTAGTGAGTCAGATCGAGCGCACGAGCACACAGCCCCTTTGCGCTAGAGATGAGCACCGTGGGAAACTCGAACCCCATGTAGAGCAGCCAGCCCTCCGTCTGCTCCTTCACACGGACGCCCGGACGTGCCGTAATGAAGTAGATTTCGGTGCCAGCGGTCTGGATGTTGCGGAGACTTTCCAACAGAGACCGAGTCTGCGGATAGTCAAGTAGACTGAGCCAGAAGGTCGAGTCGGTTTTGATATTCGTCCACACCGTCGACACTTCCACTTCTGTGTACCCATAGTGCTGTGGGTAGTTCCAGCATGGAATATCGAAGGGACGTGCAGGAAACAAGTCCCGTCCCGTCACGTCAATCACACGCTGAATAAACGCCGAGTTGAAATCCGCAAGCACTCCATCGACGTCGACACCGACACGACTTAGGTGATTCATCAAAGGTTCTCTTGAAATCAGGGTTGTTGATATCTGTCTTATCGGAACGCGATTTCGTGACAGCCCGTCAGCGTGCAAATGAAGAAGCGGTCTTGGGGCACGCCATCAATTGTGAGCTGCTGAACGGCGGGACCGGGGATGAGCGCTTCGACCGGCACATGCACTGGAAACGTGCACGGCAAGGGCTGACCGAAGTTGGTTGCCGTCGTGTCCGTGCAGAGGGTTTCAGTCGGTGGTGGTGTCGGATAGGTGCAAGGAAGTGACCCTCCGAAGTTCGTGGCCGTAGGGTCGGTGCAAATGGTCGGCGGAGGGACGCCCTCGCCAACGGAGACCGGAAACACAATGACCGCTGACACGGCCTGGGTTGGGAACGGTTGCGTCCACACCACCATGCTTTTGTGGTTGCCTGTACCCATGATGGCTGGGTCCAACACAAACGGGGCCACCAGCTGCTTGTTCATCTCCGGGGTGATGATGTCCTGCCGAATCAGCGACCCCAGAATGCCGTGATGCAAGTCGGGATCGAGCCGCTGTTCGAACAACTGGTTCATCAGAATGGAGCCGGCGGGGGCGGTGTAGTTGTAGGCATTCACAATGGTGGTGAATTGAGCGAAGATCGGCAAAAGGGGAATGTAGTTGGCGACCTCGGTGATGACCTCACCCGCAATCGCCACACCCTCCGCGTCATAAAGCACACAGCTCGCCCGATGATGCACACCGGGATTACCTTGTTCGGCGGCAGGCTTCTCGGGGGCCGAGAGATCGATGGCTGAATACAGCGGAAACACGGCACTCGCGTCGAGAGTCTTCCCATCATCCAACGCTGTGCGGGTGAAGAATCGCACTTCGAGCCATCCGTGCGGAGGAGTTTGAAAGATGTGGAGAAATCCATCATCGCCCAGGGTCAGGTCCACCGTCGCCACGCCAGACCACTCCATCAGACCGTTGGGGTTGCCACGCATCACCGGCAGTTCAGAAGAACCCGTTGCGTCCCATCGGATGCTGCGGATGTGTTCACCCTGCACCAGGCCGATGATGCCGGCGATGTTGTGGGCCTTGAGGGTAAATGGCACGTCGAAGGCGTCGTAGTTGAGCATCCGCGCATACGCTGGAGCCTTGAACACAATATGGATGTGGCCGGCGTTGATGGGATCGGGGTCGTTGATCCAGCACTGTTGGTCAGTGGTAAGCCATTCGGCCGGCGATGCGTAAGACCCCTTTTGCGGATGGCCTTGAAGCTGATACTGCGCCGACGCACTTGATGCAAACAACAACGACGACGCAAACGCCACAGTCAGAAACTTCATTTGCCCTCCGATTTAGTCTTCCACTTGTCTTTAATCAGCTCGACGCCATTGATATTGAAGAAGGTTGCGCTCGCATGGTCCTCGTCGGTCTCTTCGTTGAACCACGACATGAAGTGACGGAACGCAGACTCTTTGTAGCGAATGTATTCCTCCTGTGTTTCGATGAGGGAGAAATTTGGTACCCCAGGTATCGGGTCCGGATATTTCGCTTCCGCGTTGGTCAAGTGCTGAGCCCACCGACGCATCATTGGACCGAAAGTGATGCGCGACCATTTGATTTTTCCCTCGCTGGGATCGCGCATCGCACCACTGGAGAACACTTGTCGCTTTCCACTATCCTTGATGCCTGCTATCGTCGCGTGGTGCGTTTCGATGTGAGGCTCCTCCGCCGCACGGACATCTTCTTGGATGACTGAGACAGCCTTGCTCGCTCCTTGAAGAGACACCGTAGGCGCATGCTGCACAAGAATCTCCCCGTGTTCGCTCTGCATCGTGTATTGACCGCCATAGCCTCTTCCAAGTGCATAACATCCCTTGCACTGGTATTGCGCCCCTTCATCACAGCCACAGCCCATCGCACTCTTCTTTGGGTCGGTGTTCATCAATTCTCCTCGTTCGAAAGCGATTGGGCGACTTTGAACACTCGGGCTCTCGCCAACGTGTTCGTCTTCAACAGCAACACTTCGACTCCAAAATCCTTGAGCTGCTTTGAAGCCTCATTCTTCAGCTTGGTCTTCAGCAGCCCCCGACGCTGTTGGTCCTGCAATTCCTTCCACTCGAAATCGCAGCAGATGTCGTGAATCGCGGACATCGCAATGTCCACGACCGTCGTCAGAGGCGAATGCGTGGTCGTCACCAGTGTGAGTAGGTCACTGATGGTGTAGGTGATCGTGGCGCTCACGATGAACGTGATGCCGTCCTTCGACTCCATCGTCTGGGTTTCCAACCTATCAGTCTGTCGCACGATAGGATGCACATGCAGGGTGGAGCGAATGGGCCAATACCAATGGATACCAGGAGCACAGAAGACAGGATCGTCTCCGCCTTTGAACTTGATCCCTCCCTCAGTGGTATCGAGAATGACCCATCGAGGGATAAACCGTCCAAGCCAGTCTGCAATGTAGCCGATCCACTCGAATGCACCATTCATGGCTACTTCACCAACGGGCCAAGCGTCTGGTCGACACGCTTGTTGAGGGCATCATTCAACGGAGTCTTGGGCTTCTCTTCACTCTTCTGGAGGAGCCAGTTGTAGATGGTGGTCAGGACGCTCATGGAAACCTCTTATTGAATGCTGCAGCTGACCGGCACACCAAACACTGACGCCTTGCATGTGAGTTTCGTCACCTTGGCGTCGAGGGTGGTGATCCCCAATCCAAATTTCGCGATGGCCGCGTTGGCCACCTGTTCGTCGGCACTCACTCGCTCAGTCAGTGCTACGACCGCAAGCTTGAGCGCATCCACCTGTGCCTGCAGGTCTGACGGCAGGGGCGGGGGGTTGTAAGTGCAAGGCAAGGACTGACCTTTGTTGTTTGCATTGGTGTCTTCACAAACCGCAGGCGGGGGCGGAGGACCGACCGAAAAATTGAACACTCCACTGTCCGTGGTTGGAAGAGTCACAATATTCGACCGCTCCTGCACGGAATAAGGACCGACTGAATCACGCTCGTTCCCACTGGTGAGCATGAAACCGATGGTCTCACCGGGGACCAGCTGGCCTGACCCATAGATAGGCGCCCACCGATTGGAGTAATACCAGTTGTTCACATAGTCTGAAGGTGCATCACCGACGCCATTCCGGTCCTGCCACATCTGGATGAACGCGCTGCCCACCCAGTTGCCATTGACCTTACGTATCAGCCACACCGTGTATTGAAGGGGGCCGTCCCAGCCAGCGGGCGTGATATTTGGCCATGCGTTTGGGCCTACATTCTTGGTAAAGGTGAACACCGTATTGTTCGGCGTAATCACGACCTGAGTGATCGCAGCGGTCGATGCCCAGCCGGATACATCCGGTGCGTTCACCACTTGCACCGCCGAGAGCGGGATCATGTCGACCGCCGCTTGTGCGAACGTCTGAGTGGCCGACAGAAGCAGCGTGAGAACAAACAACAATGTCTTCATGAACGCTCCACAAATGAAAAGGACGGACTGGCCAGAACAACCAGTCCGTTGAGAGTTATCGGTACCCTCGATCTACCAGTAGCCGCCGAGCTGACCCGAGAAGTAGAGATACATGATGTAGGCGCCCGCTTCGAGTTGTTCCCACATAGTGTGCTCCTTGAGGTTGGCGGTTAGCCGCCGAACAGAATGAACAACGCGTCACCGAAGATGTCGAGGATTTCACCAAACATTTAGCGACTCGCTTTCTTGGTCGTCTTCAGGAACGTTTTACGCGCCTGCAGGGCCGCGTGATACGCACGAGCCGCTTTGGGGCTGAACTTCTCAGCTCCGAACTCCCTACGTGTCGTCGCCACGTCTTCTGTCAGACCCTGCAGTCTCAGAGCCTGTGCTGCGCCGCTGCCTTCACCGTCATCACCCCATACAATCGTCATGGTTAGCTCCCCCAAATGATGGATCGACCGTCTCCGCCGCCTTCTTCCTGCGCATGAACCTCAGGCAACAGCCAGTTGCTGAACTTCGCTGCCAGAGAGACCGCTGTCGTCGGTTCCTGCGGAGTGAATCGCGCCAATTCCGGGTTGGTCTCGACCCAATTGCAGGTCGGGCATGCAACCACTTGGTCGCTATAGGCCGCGAACGTCCCTGGCTCATACACAGTGGTGAAGCCGTGAATCTTGATAGGGATGTTGGTGCTTCCGAGAATGACGTCTCCGACATGGAGTGCCTTGCCGTTGGCGTCATACACCGTCGCCTGCTTGACTTTGGCTGCATGTGCCGCCGTCAACGAGCCTAAAGTCAGACCGAGGAGTAAACCGAGAATCGCCTTTTTCATGCTCTACTCTCCTTGTTGTGAGTTACATGTACCCCGACTACGCCAAGAGAATTGGCCACGTACAAGTTCGGCCTCTCTTCTTGTCCATCAGGAAGAGAGTCTGCCGTGGCTTTTCGTAATCTGCTTTGATAGCGAGTGCGAACGCGTTGTAGCCGATGAGGCTGCCGTTGCAGAGGAAATTGCCCCCATCCTTGGTCTGATGGAAGTGTCCGAAGACATCAAGATCCGCATGTCGACCCTTGTTCCATTGACTGATGGCCCTGTAGGTCGGAATGAACAGTCCGCCGACGCCTCCACCGTACTTGACCATGTGACCATGATGGAAGCGAATCGTCTGCCCATAAATGTCGAGATAGCTGTGTGGACCTTCGGGAATGATGAACTGCACTCTGGGCTCGCTGCGGAAATATGCTGCGAGATGGTGGAACATCAGGAACTCTAGCGAATGGCCATTCTCCGCACCGAATCGGGTCTTCTGGGTCGTTCGAGCATGGTTCCCGCTATGGCAGGGAATGACCAGATTGCGTGTACTGTTGGCTAACAGGAACTCGATGCCGGCAGCAATCCAGTTCTGCGCGTGCACGATAGCGTGAGTGGGAGTGGTGCCATTCTTCTCAGCGTTCTCTTCACCATGGATGTTGCCGGTGATAAAGTCGCCAAGGAGCGCCAGCACCATCGTGTCGATCTTGACATCCTGAGCCAACAGATTCGTCAGCCGGTGCGCCTTGATGAAGAACTTCTCCGCACGGGTTCGCGCAATCTCCAGCGAGAAAGTGTTCAAGCTTCCGACTTCAGGACCAACCGATTCCTCGATATGCCAGTCGCTGGCCACGACGACCGCAACGGCCTCACTGGTCCCCTTCGGAGCACTGGGACGAATCGTGTGGGTTTCGATACCCGACGACAGAGCCGTCGTCGTTTCCAACTGCCGTTCCAACCGCTCGATAGTGCCCAGAGCGGCTTTGTATTTGCCCTCGGTTTCCGTCAACCGGCCTTTCAACTTCTGTTGCTCTCGGTCCTTCGCCATCTGCACGTCAGGTCGGGCCGCCACTTTCTCGTCTCGGCCAGCGGTGCGTCCACCCTGATAGCAGAACAGGCATTGCTTCGCTCCAGAATCACAGGTTTGCTTACAGCCTTTGTTCGGACACTTCTTACGTGAGGACATGAATGGGTCTCCAAGGAAGGGAACTGCAACGCCGATGCCAGTCGGTACCCACTGACGAGGGTTCTCGGTACCCGACAGAATTGTCAGTCGATACCCGTACGAATCACGCTTACGAGCCGGGGTCCCCGACGCCCTACTTGCTTGAACCACAGGGAATCCTGCAGTTCGTCTGCAGCCCGGTCCCAGCGGCCAGAATTGACCGCTGTGAGCATATGGACGAAGCCCCGGAGTCTTGGCCCCATGTTGAAGGCCAGCTCCACCAGGGCGTTCTGGCGAGGCTCATTGAGATTCCGCCAGTCAGGTACCAAATGTGTAAGTGTGGCCTGGGCGTCTCGGACATCCTCCGCGAACATCATCTCCAACACGCCTTTGCTGATGCCCTTGGAACTCAGATTGTGTCCTATTCCGATGGTCCAGTTATCCGTCGTGTCCTTGTAGAGCGACAGATACGCGCCCTCAGCATCCGCGAGCGTGGCTCGAAGTTTCTGAAAATTCATGGCTAGGGTCTCATGAGTGCCCGCAAGATTTCATCCACCTTGTTTTCGATCCGGTCGAGACGCTTATCATCGTCCATTCGATGGGCTCTGAGTTCGGCAATCGCCTTGGTGTTGTCCCGGTCGTTGTGGGTGGCTTCCATATAAACCTGACCCGCCAATGCGAGTGCAGCAATCACAAAGGGAGCCCAGTCAAGGGGACGGCGATTGAACCGTCTCGTCGGGGTTGAGGGTTCTGGATCTCCCGGAATATGGATGAGAGATTGTCGGCTCATTCTTCTGGTCCCATGAGTTTCCGAAGATGAGCCTCAGCCACCGCAGGGTCCACTTCAGGGTTTTCTGTCAGATACTGCTTCAACACATTCGCGGCTTCTTCCGTGAGTGGGAGCGGTTCCCCTTTCACCAGACTGATGGGCTTGCCAGGTCGTGAACCGTCAATGCGAATGCCCCCACCACCCTGAGCACGAACGCGTACGTCAGCCGCGAGTTCTCTGGGGCTCGCTCCGCTGCCCATGTGGAGGTTCCTTGGCGAGGGTGCGTCTTCAACGGCCACAGATCCCGTCTTTGACTTCGACGAAGGAATGTCCCTCAGTCGCGATTCCAACTCACTCGTCAGGTCATCAACCGCTGCGCCCGAAGGGACCTCACTAACAGCGAGTTCTTCCGGAACGACATCCATTTCAGGTGCGGGCGGTTCCCACGCTTTGGGCTTCGGCCCAACAGGTCGGGGAGCCACGGGCTTCTTCGGCGTATGGAGGAAGGCATCAATGTCCGAGGTTGACTGAAACCCACCTTGCGGAACCGTATGGCCCTGGTCACGAAGACCCTGAACCGTGCGGTCTCCCATTTCTTTGGCGGTCTTGCCGATATTCAAAACCTCACCATTCATGTAGTTCTCGGGGGTTGGAAGAGGGTTACCGGTACCCATCGCCCCTCCGGTCACTCGAATGGCCGGTCGACCAGCAGGAGTCACGTTCGCAATCGGCGCGACCTTCGTTCCCCGGATGCCCGCAACGATAGCAGCGTCCGGAACTTGAACGTTGAGAGATTTGATTTCTCGAAACGCGGCCTCTTCTGCTGCGCTCAACCCTTCTGGCACGGGAAGCAGACTGGCTGCACTGGGAGTTTTGAACGACTGACTGACCGACGTTCGTCCACCGTTCGCATCTTTCGCTGACAGTGATGTCCGCACGCTGGGCGTGCCGGGTTCAAGTCCTTCTTTCGCCGCAGCAACAAGAGCCGCTTTCTTCGCTTCCCCTGCTGCAGCCGCTTGTTCGTCGTAAAAAGTGCCATTGCGCGTGGCCATGGCGTCTTTGAACTTGTCTTCAAGCTTGGAAACAGCCTTCACTTGTGTCGGACTCACATACTCTCGACCAGCTCCGTACTTGTAAAGCGCACGTCCAGTGCCCTCCGCCACGTCAGGGAGAGCCGCGCCTGCTGCGCCGGCCGCAATCATGCCAGGATTGCCGGTGTAGATGCCTCCCAGCAAGGCGCTTCCTGACGTCAACCGCACCCCGGCCGGATGCTCGACGGCTTTCAAGAGTCCGGCGCCAGTCGCTTTTGCAATTGGCTTTCGAGCTGCGAACGCTCCACCACCCATGGCTGCACCGGCTCCAAAGCTTGTCACGAGTTCTGACACCATCTGCGCTTGCTCACGAGGATCCGCATCCCTCAGCTTCGGTAGAAACGTCTTCACCGAGTCTACGAAGGCTTTCGCATTCTCGGGGTCCCGGCCTTGGAGCATGCTGAGGCCATCGAGGACCGCATCTTTGACCATGAGAGGCACGCCGATGAGTCCCGTCAGTAGACCGGGACCAATACCCGCCATCGCACCGGCCATTCGAGCGCTCGTCGGGTCTTTCAGATCGTCTGCCTTCTGGACAAACCGGCGTACTTCTTCTTCCGAATGCCCCTGCTTGAGCATGTCGATGACCAACGCACGCAGTTCAGCGTCTGTGCCGGTCGACGGAGTTTTATCCGCGACATCGAACTTATGCGGGTCGAGAAGTTGAGGCGATTGGGGTGTTGGCATTACTTCTTCCCACTCCGAATGGACCGAAGTAACGCGTCTGCACGCGACTCCACGTCCGAGGTATCCTGCTGGGGCTCGTCATTCGTCTTCTGCAAGTCTTCATCGAGCTTGGTGCGAATGCGACGAATCTTCATCGAGTCACCGGCTTCTACCGCATCATCGAGGTCGTGTCGGGCCTTAGTGAGGGTCTGCATCTGCTCGTTAGCTTTCAGGCGAATAGCTTTGGCGAGATTACGCATGTCTGTACGCTGTTCGTCTGTCAGAAGCAGCGCCTTCGAATGGTCAGAATCCCAGTGCATCAGCTTTGCTTCGAGGTCTTGCCAAGCCGAACGGGAATGCAGAACGTTATCAATTTCCGCCCGGGTCATACGGAAGCCTGAACCCTGACCAGCGACGGTCGCTTTCAGCACAAGGGGGGCAACCAATGCATCTGCAGTTGGCGTCTTCTGTGCCAGCACGGAACCAAGCCCGTTCACCCCGTCGATGTGGCCCTTGATGGGTTTTTCGGTGTCGAGTAGTTCTTTCATTGCCGTGTCGTAGACGTGCCCCACAGCCGCCGCTTTAGCCGCGTCATGAGCCGTGTTGTCCTTCGGTGCAGGTTCCGTCATGAAGTGCGAACCCTTGGGAACTTCTCCGACTCGTTCGATACCTCCGGTGCGTGGATTCTGCCGATAGACCGGCTGTACGTCCGACGCCCCTTGCCCCTTGATCATGCCTGCAGGAATAGACTTGCCAGTGACCATCTCGTAATCCAAAATGGCCTTGGTGTATTCCGGCGTGCCGGGGTCGGCATTTGCCAAGGTGTCGCGAATCTCGTTGACCTTGTCTTCAAGCTTCTTCCGCTCCACGTCTTGCCGAGTGCCGGCGAACGCCTGTGGCGGATTCTTGAGCACGCCAGTACCGGCAGGTTGATTGGCCGGAGCGTCCGCCTGGGGCTCCGCTGCCAACGTGGCCGGCGGATTCTCCGCTTGTGGAGGCGCCATCGCGGTCATTCGAATCGGTACGTGATACTTCTGCGCACGCGCCACAAGGTCTGCATCAGGGATATCACCAGCGACCATGCTGCTGACACCCTTCACCGTCGCGTTACGTTCCTTGTCTTCAATCGCCGCCTGATGCTCCGCTCGCTTCTCTGCAAGTGCAGCTTGAGCCTCAGCAATCTGGGCCTCCTGTACACGAGCGAGTCTCGCTTCCTGCTGCTGCTTCATCGCGAAGTCCTGGGCCTGACGCGCCTGCTGGTCTCGCTGAAACATCGTCTGTGCAATGCTCGATGAGAAGGCATCTCCGGGGGACATATATTCCATTACTTGCCTCCCCACATACGCGCAATCAGTTGAGCGGTCGACAGCCCCGGTCCTAGAAAGTCCCCGATCTTAGAAAGAGTGCTTTGGCCAGTGTCTGTCGCGCCTTCCACATCTTTTGGATCAATTGCTTTGTACGGGTTCAACGCAGGCAACGCGCCCGTCGCGTATTGCGCCGGATTCTTCAGCGTGCCTTCACCCTGGTCCGCGAGTCCCTGTGCAACCGACAGATACTGAGGCGAATACTTGGGTGCGCCAGCCAGGTCAAACGGACTCACGCGGGGATTCGCGTTGTAAGACGCCCGATAGACATCTTTCAGCGCTTTACCTCGCTGGACATCCTCTTCCTTCGCCCGGTTCATCAGCTCCTGTTCAAAGGCGCTCTGGCCGGTGATGTTCTGGGCGTTCGCACTGAGACCGAGGTTTTCCTGATTCAAGCGATTTTGGCCCGCAGCAGTGTTCGCCTTGCCAATCGCCTGACCAACGCCACCCGCGATGTCACCAAAGGTGCCAAGCCCTTTGCCGAGCATTTTGCCGAGCCCTGAGCCACTCCCCGCGAGCGCTGCGGCATCCCCACCAGAGAAGGTAGAGTCACCAATAAAGTTGCCTGCTTCGTCGAAGGCGCCGTTCCCGGCCGCGCCAGCAATCCCCGCTGCTGTCGAGCCCACAGGCACCCCGCTCATCGCTCCCGTGCCCAAGGATGCGACCGCGTCAGACCCGAGACCGAACCCGCCCCCTTCGATGCCGGCGAGCGTGGCCGCAGTCCCGGCGCCAACAGGAACCGCACCCATCGCACCAGTTCCGAGTCCTGCGAGCGCTGCATCACCGAGTCCGAACGCACCACCTTCAACGCCTGCAAGTCCTGATGCAGCAGTAGCACCTTCTGCACCGCCTGCTGCTGCACCACCAAACACACCCGCTGCACCAGCGGTCAGCAACGCCGCTCCCGCGATCCCAGCGATAATCAGCCCGGTCTTCAGCTTGTGCGACTTGTTCCTGAAATTGCCTGAGTCATCAACTTCCTGACCGCTTCCACCCTCGTCCACTACCGCACCCAACGACTGGGCGAGCTTGACCATCTCTTGTTTCTGCTGGTCATTCAGGTGGACGTTAGTCGGGTCCTGCCCAAACTCCGCGAGCTTAGCGTAATATTCCGGCCGGGACCGAAACCACTGGTTGAACGTATCCAGATCGGTCTCGCCCGTTTTGTCATATCCTAGATTAGGTTGGTCCGCCATCGCTTAGCTCCCCAATGGCGAGTTCGCGTACTGTGAGTTGGTGTCAAACTCGAAGCCTCGTTCGGCCAACGTACGAGCAAACTGCGCTTCCTGCTGGTTCTGCGACTGACCAAACTGGTAGCTTCGCAGTTTGACATCTAGATTGGCCAACTCCTGTTGAAGCGCCATCTGTTGCTGGGCCGTCAACAGCCCCTGCTCGCCCTTCAGCGCAGACTCAATCTCCTGCCGGCGAGCCGCAACTTCATTGGCCATCAGCTGGCCCTGAAATCCTGCAGTGTTCTGTGCAGCCTTCTCCGTAGCGCTCCGCTGGGTCGCGTCCTGATTCGAATTTACGCCCCCACGCTCTGCCTGTTCGCTCATCAGATTGCGTGCCGCTCGTGTCTGCTCCGCTCGATAGGCGTCGACCTGAGCCTTGATGACCGGATCATTCGGGTCCACCGCCAATCCCTGATTCGCTCGTCCTTGCAACAGACTGTAGAGATCGGACGCGTCTTTCGTGCCAAGGGCGTTGTCGAACAGGCTGACGTTCCCAACTGCACCTGTCTGAGCAGCCGGAGCCGCTGCCATCGAAATGGGGCTCCCAGTTGACGGGGCATTCGTGCCACTCGAACTCCAGGTTCCCGTACCGGGCGTTCCAGTCGGTTGGTCCGAACCCGTGCCGGCAAGGTCAGATTCCAATCGACCATTCAGCACTTCACTCGGATGTGCAGCCCAATAGTTGATATCTGCAAACCCACTGCCGTTCCCGCCTGCCGAGAGGTTGTACTTCGAATACAAGCTATTGATCGTGTCGTAGATGCTCCCGCCCGAGGTCGGAGCAGCTGCAGTTGTAGTGGTCGGCGGAATCGGCGCAGGCGCAGTGCCCCCCGTGGCTACGGTAGGGTCAGTGATTTTCTGTTTGGGGGCGTCTGGGTCTTCGTAGTTGATGGTGTCCTGGTCGGCAGTCATGCTAAACCTTCTGGCCTGTGACGCGGGCTGGGCGGAAGGTGAGGTAACGGGTACCCCGCCTATCAAGTATACCGAACTTCGTCCTAAATCGCCACAACTCTCGTGTTTACCAGAACATGCACGAGTATTCGTGCGGTCTATCGTTACAACGCTGCGAGAGTCACATACCCAACAGTCACATTGACAGATGCTCCGGACCCGCTAGAGATAGTGTTGTTCGCAAGACATTTGATGATAACTGACGCACCAGCGGGAATAGGCTGAGTGGAGGTATTGATGACCGCACTAATCATTTGTCCTTGGGTAAAGTTCTGTTGAGTGGTACCAGCAGCAATAAACGTCTGAATAGTCGCGAGCCCGATTGTTCCGACCGTGGCCCCCTGCACATAATACAGAGACGCGTTTTGACCAGTGCCAAACACCGCTGTTCCCTGATGCACTTGGATATCAACCCAAAGCACCTTATGGTAGAAACCAGAAGCCGCAGCAGCGATGACCTGCTGTCCTACGGACCCGAGATTGAGTATTTGGGCCTGAGTGATGGTGATACGAGACTCCCGCAATACCGGGCCTCCACCCCCCGCTGCCACGAGTTGATTCGAGCCATTGATAGTGATGGTCGACCCATCAGGATTGACTGCAAGGGGACTTGCGACAGTGCCCGCGCCAGTCAACCCACTAGACGTAGCGAGGATTAGGCCGGACGCAGACGCGATCAACGGATTCGTGGGTGTGCCATTTCCTGTGAGTCCAGATCCGATAGACACCACAGAGAGGAAGTCACCTGTAGGCACCGTGACTTGATTTGATGCTGAAATAACCGCTGCGGGCACTGGGTCCGGCGTGTTCACCACTTTCGTCAACGCCGCAAGGTCTGCCTGCAGACCATTGATGTTGCGCTGAATAGTGTCCAGATCCTGACGCACCCGTCCTTTGGCTGTCTCCCACGGTGCGTCCACGTTTTTAATCAGGTTCACTTCTTCTGCTCCATGCTGGGCTTCAGACTGACCATTTGACATTGCCAAGGGGTGTTCGTGCCCCCATCAGTCAGAATGAAGTTCAGGCTGCGAAGCTCCCGCATCGCCAATCCATCGAATATCTTGATGACCTGGGGTTCACTCGCAACTGGTGCGAGCGACGTTGCCGCAGTCGAAATGTTTGACTGCCCGGCGCCGCCTTCGTCTCGTACGAGGCTCAGAATGATGGACGCTGTGGCATCGGCTGTAGCCAACAGGGCTCCAGCAATGATACCAAACTTGTTCAGCATACCCGCGAGGAATAAAGGTCGGGACTTCAACGTTGCTACGTAGGTTGCACCATTGTCAGTCACGCCTGAATCCAACTGTTGGACAAACTCCGGAGTCGTCTGCCCGATGAAGGGGAAGTCAGTCATCTGGTTGTTCACGGTAGTGGTCAACGACGCTGCACAGAGCGCTTGAGACTGTCGAGCAGTCACCAAAGAGATGCCCCGGCCCAGCTCCCCACTCTCGCCACGCTGCTGCAGTTCTGATGTTTGCAGAGTGATACCCAGATTGGGAGTGTTTGAGCCCGCAGTCGCCACCCACCACCGTACCTGATGCTTGTACGGATAGTAGCAGCCGCAGCACACTACTGACGTTGCCTTGACGTTGACGGTACCCCAGGTTTTCCGAATGCCCCGAATGGTGGAGATGATTCCGCCTACTCCAAGCCGGCACAGACCAACGTTGGGGTCGAGGAAGTAAATAGTCGAAGATCCATCGGGGTTCGCGGCTTTAACGATGCTACCGGGAATCGCCCCTCTCGATGAACTCACGCAATTGATGTCATACGCGTTTGTAACGTTTTGATTCTCAACCGCCGAATAGATGCGTTGCCATTTGAACGCATACCAAGTGCCATTGGTGGACGCTGCCAATCCAGTGAGCGGTCCGCCATCATAGTTATCAAGGTCTCTCGTAGAGACGATGTCTTCGCCGCCAGTGGTGACAATTGGATTGCGTTCGCTGTTGCCAACGCCAGGATCACTTTTCTTCGGGGTCCATCCCACCGTTGATGCCAACGCCGCATCTGTCTGGTGCCCGCCCCAAATCAATCGATCCCCATCCACCGCAAGATACTTGGCGCTTGGAATATTGAGGTACGCTCCCACCGCTTCCGACAACGTGCCTACTGCTGCGTAGTCTTGTCCGTCCCCACCTACGCTCGCTTGTTCGAGAGCGACCGCGACTTCAGGCGAGGCATACCATTTGGTGCCTGCCGTCCACGCAGCTGGAAACTGCGGAATATACACATCGGCCGCTGTATAGCCGATCCACCCACGCCCAGCGATAGTGGTCGCTGAAGTCGCGTAGGTTCCATTCGACACCGTCCCCGTAAGATTCAGCGCTGCCGCTTGATCTGAAAGAAGCACATAGGTGATAGATGTGCCATCCGTAGATGCCGGAGCGCCTGCACCACGAGCAGCGGGATAGGTTTTCGCACTCGATGCGTGGTCATCGTACGTGGTCGTAGCCACTGCAGTCGTTGCAATCCGATACCAGTTTGCATTGTCCAGTGAAGCTTCGAGTTCCCAGTGGGTTTCTCCTTCGCTGATAGCCGCTGGCTTGGTGACGTGAGCTGCCGCACCAGTCTTCGACGGCACAAACGTCAGCACTGGACCCGGCTCACTACGTCGAAGCACGACAGCCCCACTCATCTCGTTGTAACGGACTCGATAGTAGCGGGTGCCGGTGAACAGTCCTGAACCCGTGTCCGTAGCAGTCGGAGCAACCGGTGCCGCAAATCCCGCCACTCGCCACACTGATGCGGTCGAAATCAGATGCAGCCGATTGTTCGAACTCTTATACGCAATGAAATTGTTCGCATCGAGCGCTTGAGTCACGATCCCAAAGATGCCGGGTGCTGCATTATCTATCGCATCACTCGGGGTAATCGCGCTCCAAGTGCCCGCAGTGCTCCGTCGAGCAGCACTCACGGACGTTCCGGGTGTCGCTGCGATGGCAATATATTCTGGCAACGTTGGCACGTTGGTTGGAAACCACTGAGACAGATGGCAGATTTGCGTCTCTGATGTGAGCCCAGAACTGGTCAAGCTCAGAGACGCGCTTCCACCCCGGCGTTCTCCGCACATAGACGCAAAGAATTCGATGTTGTCTGCTTGCACGCATTCATCGGGCTTCAGCGCATTCGCAGGATCGGTGTCATTCAACCCACCCCGCATTGTCTCGACGTTGATATCTGGAACGGCCATTTAGCTCACCAGGGGCACAGGAAACGGCGAATATCCGCCCGTACGCGCCTGATAGATGTCCAGATAGGCGCTCTTGGCGATGTAGTAGCGGAGTTGTGCCGCTCGCGTTTGAAACAGCCCCGGTGTCCGGTCGCTCTCGTTGTCATACACGCGAGCCAGCTCCGGTTTCTCCATCCGCATGTACTCGCTGCCGAGGACGCCATAGACCAGAATGTTGTGATAGTCTTCCGCAAACGCAGGCGCATTCGTTCCCGACAGCGAGGTCAGGTTCGCTAACACATCGGCGGTTAGCGCGTACACAGTTGCGGGCGTCGACCCGAGATAGATCGTGACCGTGTGGTCTCCCATCGTCTGAATCGCGTATTGCTGCGGAGGGTCAGTGCTTAACGATTGGTTCCGCATCTGGTCCCAGGAGATTTGCCCCAGTACTTGCGGAGGCGTATAGGCCGCGTTATACACTGTCAGCAGCTTCTCCACTGGCGTGCCGGTCGCACCAAACACCAGACTCCGACTGCCAATCGTGGTTGACGCTGTGACGCCCGGAACCAGCTGAATGGTCGAGAAGCCTACCGAACTCGCTAACCAGCGGTAGCGCTCGTTGACCTCACGACCGATACGCGTCAACGCGGTCGCGCTCGTCAGATCGCAACGGTCAGCCACTTCGGCCACTATCTCTGTGAACGTCACTCTACACGTCCTTCCGCGCCATCAAGGTTTTCACCAATGACGACGACGCATTTGACTCCGCTGCATCTCGCAACTTTGACGCGGCCATCGGCGCCATCTCGACCTTCGGCGCTTTCTTCAACGCCAAAGGTTTCTTCCCCTTTCCCGGTTTCGATTTGCCCGCCGTCTTGAGTGCAATCGCTACCGATTGATCTTGCGGACGCCCCTCACGCATCAAAGTCTTCACGTTCTCTGACACGGTACCGTTCGAACTTCCTTGCATGAGAGGCATCTTCAGATCCTTACTTCTTGTTTGCCGCGTCGTACGCCGCCTGAGTCGCCTTGCTGTTGCCGAACTGTTTCGGCACGCTCACTCGTCCGGCCTTGTGCGTCGACTCCCGCTCCTCACGTTCGAGGTCTTCCATCTCCTGCGCATCCACAATCTGCTTGAGCATTTCGCGGAAGTCTCGGGCCTTGCCCTTCAGTTCGAACGCCGAGGCCAGCGTGTTGCTGAATCGAATGTCCACAGATTCGTCCGCACTGTCGTTGTTCACCACCACTTCGACCATACGGTCGAGATAGCGTCCTGAGTGGGTGATCCGATTGAGCAGTCGAATCTCATCATCGTGTGATGTCCCGGCCGCGATCTGCGAGCCATTCTGCAGATACAAACGGTTCATCTTCGGGGTCTGGCCATACCCTTCCGGGTGAAAGCCATTCTTGCCGACACGCATGTATTGGCCCACAGTGACCTTCTCGGGTCCCTTGTTGGCAGCAATGCCTTGAGCAACCGCACTCCCAATCGCCGCAGCGAACTGGGCCTGCGTCATCTGCACTGAGGAGTTCGGGTCCTGAATGTCGGTCGTGTCGGTCGCTTCTGTGTACTTTGAAGGGTCGCCCATGATTGTTATCGCTTTCTCTTGCAGGAGCAAGATGACGCTGCTGGGTGATTTGGACTCCAGCCCGTCGAAGTAAGGCGTGTCGGGATTGACACGCCTCAGAGTTGTTAGCCTTTCACGATCAAATCCACTTGCAGCGATGTCGCTCCGGAGTAGGTGCCCGTTGTCACCCACTTGATCCGAAACCGTTCACCGAGTAGACCTGAGAGAATCGTATTCGACGTCAGCGCCCCATCGCTGGGCGCGATGACAGCGGCCAGTGCTGTGGTCGCAACAACGGCTGAAATCTTTGTCGCTGCTGCCGTCGTGAACAAAAAGTTCATGATGTCGACCCAGGTGACGCCCTGGTCAAGACTGGTCTGAACGTAGACGTTCACGTTCGTCCCGCCCGCGCCGTAAAGAAATTTCGCCTGAGCAACCAGATACTTCGCGCCTGAGAGTCGCGTGATTGCTGTCGTACCGACCGCTGCGACCGCTGCGGCAATCGTGGTTGCTGGCAACGCTACAATATGTTGCCCACTCTGGTGGACTGTGCCATTCAAACTCATAAGAGGCTCCCTCTAATTCGGAGGACGTGGGGTTGGGCCGATCCCAACCCCCTCAGCCCCATTACGCGCTGACGGCTTTGATGACCGCGAAGTTGATGATCATCGCGCCGGTATCTGCTGTCGAAGCATTGAGGTTCGTCAACGTGATATCGAAAGAGCCCGCAGCGACTGCACTTACCACCGGAATAGATGTCGCTGCCGTCTGACCCGAGCGTGCAGATACAACCACCACATCGCCCACTGCGACCATCGAATTGGTCACGGTGAAGGTGGCTTCCGCTCCAGCCGCCAGCGAAGTTGCATCGGTGGTAATCGCGCCTGATGCCTTGTTTATTGTCACGCCGGTCGAGCGATTAGTCGCCTGGGTGACCGCCCCGCCCGCGCCCGTGGCATAACCAATCTTGCCGCTCGTGCTGGTGACCCCGCCCGCTGTTCGCAGAGCAGGCTTGAAGTACGGTGATCCGCCTTTGTAGATAGGTGCGCTCATATAGCCTGTCTCCGGGGACGAGCCCCAAATGGTCCTTGGACCCTAAAGTTGAAAAAATGTTGGCGAGCCCCCGATGAGGCCCGCCGTCGTCAGAATGGTCGCTAGGTTGCTAGTTAAGACTCGGACAATAAATGTCGCCGGGATCAATGGTGAGACTGAAATCTGCGAAAATACTGTCCGCTACAGCCTGACGAAGCATTCGGTTCGCACGCGCTGAGTCCGTCGTACTCGAAATCGTTGCAGTAGCGGAACCTCCGTGATGGGCGTTTGACCCATCACGGACGTCATAACCCACCACAATTGTGTAGTCTGTCGTTGTGACCTCTACACTCACGGAAGTGATCCGCGCAATGGCTCTAACGGCCATTACGCAGGTACCGTATCCGTCACATACGGATACGAAATGTGAACTGGCAGCTTGTTCGCGGTATCAGCCGCCGTCGACATCACGCCATTCACGAAGTCACCCGCCACCGAAGCGTCATCCACACGCCCCGCCGTGCCGTCGATGAAAACGCCGCTCGCACCCGCGACGGTGTCTGAGTTGGACGTCGGATAGAAGCCGTAGATTTGGAACCAACCCCAGTTGGCCGCCAGAATCGCTGCCGGCGCAATTGCGACGAAGCCGACCGCGTTTGCTGCAAGCCGAACCGCTACGTAGCTGGTCGTGTTGAAGGAGACATAGTCACCCTCCACACACGAAGCCACGCCTGCCAGATACACGTATTCCGCATACCCGCCGAGGGCGTCGACACCCGCCATCCGCGCTCCGAGCGGGTTCCGCTGAACCGTATCGATGTCTCCGAATTTGCCAACCGCTGCGAGAGGAGCGCCAGTGAAATAAGCTGCCATGATGTGTCCTATGCCTTCCTGAAGTTAGACGTACGCCACACCGAGGCGCGACTTGTTATTGGTGATCGTCTGCAGAGCCGAGTAGATTTTCGTGACGAACCCGTTGGCGTTCGGCAATTCCTGGACGTCTCCACGATCCCGGAAGTATTCCTTGCTCGCGACGAGCTGGAAGTTCTTCGGGTTGAGGAAGAACACGCTGGACGTGCCGTACTGACTGAACACGTAGCGGCAGGTCTTGAAGCCGAGGGTCTTGAAGCCCGCCTTCAGGTCCTGACTGTCCACCCAACGCTGGTTCGCCTGCTGCGTGCCCTCGAAGATGGCCTGTGTGGCGCCATCCGAGACCATCAGGGTCGGGACCAGCTTCGCACCGGAGCCTTTGGCACTGGCGTTGTAGACGGTCGTGAACGCCGACTCGATGTCGGTGTCGTTGACATACTGGCTCGCCTGATTGCGCCAGAAGACGTTGGTGGCCGCATCGATGCCGCCGTCTGTGCCCTGACCATTGGTCGGGACGTGGGTCAGCAGACCGAGGAAGCCGTTCGTCGAGGTCGCGAACAAATACTGCTCGATGATGTCGTCGTGCGACTCGATGCCGTTCTCCAACAGTGACTTGACCAGAGCGATCTTCTGGTTCTCGCTGGAGTTCTGGACTTCGTCTTTCTTCGACCACACGATGGGGACGGAGACTTCGGCAATCGCGAACGAAGCCGAGGTAATCGTTTCCGTCTTGCTCAGCGACGTCGCCTGCATGTCGGTCGCAAGAATCGCGGTACCCTGGTTACGCTGGTAGTCGAGGGGGGCTTCAATCGTCGCACCGAGTGACTTCTTGACGAGCCCGCCCTGACGTTCGAGTTCGCGCATGAACGCACTCTCGGCCCACTGATTGGCCGGTTTGCGCATCTCCGCGAGGACGGCAGGATACGACACTGCCACGATTTGACTGATGGAAAGAGCCATGAACTGAATCTCCCGTGAAAGGGGTTACTGAATCTACGAAGCTCAGTCACAGGCGAAGCTGCCTGCATCCCTTACGGGGGTGGGTCGGGAAGGAGTTCCTTACGGGAACAACGCGCAATCTAAATGTACCCTAGAGAGGTAGGTAGTGTCAAGGAATTGACGGGTGTCAATAGTTTGACGGTACCCCTCTAGGGTCCAGGAGGCTATTTCAGACCGGCAGCCGCAATGCTCTCGCGAATGATGTCCTCGGTTGATCGAACTCCATTGGGGTCCGCAGCGGCCTTCCTCGCAGCCGGGGGAGCGGTAGTAGCACCCTTTCGACCGTTGATTTCCTTCAGCAGATCCTCTCGCACCTTGGCTCGACTCGCTTTGGCCCCACCAACCACAACCTTGTGGATGGCCGCTCGCAAACTCATCTGGGGGTCGCCCTTGAGCAGGGTATTGACCTGTTTCTCTTCCTCGCTACCAGGCTTGGGGAAATCTTCGCCCCAATGCTGCTGTTCGGTCTGAATGACGCCCATGATGCGGTTATGGCGCTCCTGACCTTCTCGGGTGGTCGCAAATTCCTTGGCAATTGGGCCATATTTGGCCTCTGCTCTGGCTTCTGCGTCTGCCGTCGCCTTCTCGATGGCGCTCTGTACCAGCCACTCTTCCCGCTTTTCCAACTGTTCGGGGCTGAAGGCAAGCGACCCATCGGCGTACTTGATGTCAGGACCAGGTTTGGCACCCAGCTTCGAGGTAGACACCGCACTCGTTGCTGGAGCGGGTTTTTCGTCCGTTGCCAGCGCCCCACCCTTGACGAAGGCCTTGAACGCTGGGTTGATGGTCGCCAGAATCTGCATGTAGCGGTCGGGGTCTTTGGTCGCCAGCGAGTCCGCCCGCCGAAAGTTGGTCAACTCAGTATCCTGAGCTGCGACCTTGCTGTTCAGGGTCGACAGTGCAGCCGTGTGAGTTTCCCCCTGCTTTTTGAGCGCATTGCCGATAATCTTCCGGGTTCTGGAATAGGGGATGCGGTTCTCTCGTTCGCCTTCTTTGGGGGCTTTGACCCCTGCCGCTTCCAGAATCTTGTCAATGTCGTCGCCAGCATCGACCGGAGCGACCTTCTCAGTCGTCTCAGCGGTCTCAGGAGCCTCTGTGTCAGCAACCTCAGTGGTAGTCCCTTCCGCAACCGTTTCCTCGTCTGAGGGCATCGTCGCGTCAGCAACGACCTCGCTAGGGCTGTCTACCGCCGTCTCGGTTCCATTGCTCCCGCTCGCGTCTGACATTGCATCCACAATTATCGCTTCCAAATCTACCATGTGTTGGTCTCCAGTGACGTTGGAGGGACGAAATCCCCCTGGTTTACCGACGTGCGCGTGCGATCCCGATGAAGGTGTTACCGATGAACAGCCCGAAGTAACGAACGAATCTGAAAGTCTTCCGTTTCACCTGTAGGTAGAGTTGCGTGATGTCAATCGTGCGGCTGAACGCGAAATGGACGCTCATCAGATCCAACGCGATGTGTGGCGTGAGCGATCACTACCGAGGTCCGAAGGTTTATGCACGACATGGTTTTCCAGCCCTCGACGCTTAGCCTCCGCATGCATCTCGCTTTTGAAGTGGTAGTGACGCGGCGAACCGTCAGGATTACAGATCCCGTGCTTGACCCAGACGTCGCATTCGTCGCTGATGACGGTATTTCGTTTGGTCGGTAGGTAGACGCGTTCGTAGAGGGTGCCACAGAGCACCTTGGGGTCCTCTGTCCGTTCCCGACAGTACGGGAGTGGCTCGCTGCTGGTGCGTTGAAAGTGGTCAATGACAATGTGCCCGCACTTCGGGCATTTGAGGTCGATGTTTCTCAAAGGGCACTCTCCAAATATCTGGCGGCAGCGTATACCACCTGTGGGTTATCACCGAGAAAGCCAATCCCCTTATTGCAGCCATCACATAACAGCCCCCGCACCTTGCCAGTAATATGAGAGTGATCAATGGCAAACCCGTCCTCTGAAGCTAGCATCTGTTTACGTATAGGCTCCTCCTGACAAATGGCGCACAAAAAATCTTGGCACTCTGCCATGGCGTGATATGAGTCAATAGTGAGTCCGTAGCGTTGAAGACGAAACGTGCTTATATCCTCAGCCTTTCTTTCTGGAGACGACGCCCGATATCGTTCGATGCGAGCAACACTTTCACAGAACCGACAACGTCGATACCGGCGCGATCCAATGTTGCGAGGGAACTCTGTAACTGGTTTAGTAACTTGACAAATTCGGCACTTACGCTCTACCTCACGAGACAGGTCTATTCGCCTCATGCTGGTCCTCCTCCAGTTGAGTAGCCATTCTTAGCTGAGTAACCTGAGATGGTGAATGCGGGTGCGCTCGCCTGTTTGAGCATTCGAACGGGGTAAGACTGAGCCCCGCAGTCTTCGCATTCACTGCAGTAGGGCGCGAGTGCTTGATGGTCCTGAAGCACTTCCCGCTTTGCGTTGCAGACGGGACACTCGAACTCAAATAAGGGCATCGGTCCTCCTCCGATGGTCTAGATGTCGCGTGAGCGTTTTGCTACCTTGTCTGCCAGATGCCACTGCGGATGGGCATCCAATCCTCCCTGTGGCGTGGTCACTCCCACGACTGGCTCCCCTGGGGTAGGAGGAACACCGCCAGGGGCGCCAGCGGGAGCCGCAGCCGCACCATCAGGCATACCCTGTGGAGCGGGTGCGGGCATCGAAGATGGGGCCTGAGCCGCCATCAGCAGAATCTCCTGTGCCTTCTTGATGTCATCGGGGCTGGGGGCGAGCCCGGCCTTCTGCAGGAGTGCGACCACCAACGCATTCTGCATGTCATCCTTGCCGGTGAACCTGAACGAGAGGTTCGGCATGTCTGGGTTCGGTGGATTTGGCTTGACCATGACCTTGGCCGGGTCAACACCTGAGAGTTCAGCAATTTCTGCGATCAAGGGTTCGGGATTTACAAACCCCGACTTCACGGCGATATTCAGGAACTCGGTCAGCTTCTTGATCCGCTGTTCGGAGCTTTGAACAATAGCGGCATCCGGACGAATGGTAAACGCCAAGTCATGGAGGATGTGTTTGTCATCCCACGCTTGGGTCATGGCCTGACGTTCCTCGTCGCTGAGGGACGGGAAATCCGAATACAGCACCATCCAACCGGCGAGGACTTCAACGATAGATAGGAAGAAGCGAGTAACTTTGTTCCGCTCCTGACCCATGACGGTCTGGAAGCCTTGCTGGGTCAGATTCGCTTCAGCTGCTGTATGGTCTCCTGAGGTCGCAGTTCCGGTCTGATTCGGCCCAATCTGCCAGCTCGCATACAGGTCCGCTTCCGCCTTGCGGTCGAAACTCATGTCTTCGGCAGGGTAAGAGGCACGAGCGATTTCACCGATGGATCTGCTGCCATCGCCATTGGTCGGAATCATCCCCTGCCAGGTGCCGCGCATCAGCGTGTCTTGCACGAGGGGATCAATCCGATTCACATCGAACCACCGGATGGGAATCGAGCGCTCCCGGTTCATGAACATCTGCGACCGACTACGTCGCATATCATCCACTTGCGGTCGTCCAGCCTGCGAGTCAGACGGAGGAACGGCGTTGTCGGTGATGTACGTGAGGGTCAGGATGCGAACAGGGAACTTCGTACAGCCGACGAACTTATGCGTCACCGGGTCAGTCTGCTGACCCTTCCACGCTTCGTGAATGACCGGAGTAGCCAGACCGTTCACGAACACCACTTTCCAAATCGCCTGCAGGTTCAATTCGTTGGAGTCCTGCCGCGCTCGCCAGTAGTAAAGTTCCTTGTACCGCACGACCGGCGACGTGTTGGTCGCCTGCACGTCCATTGACCCACGTAGCGATTCGCTGCTGGTCTCTGGGGTGTTGTTGCCTAGAACAGCGGATTTGTCTGCTTCACGCAAACCCAAGTTCGCTTGTGCATCCGCCCAGGAATACTCGCCGTCAAATCCAACCCAGTCGGCATTGTCGTAGAGACTGCCGGTAAACCCTGCTGGCGTCAGCAGGTGAATGGGTGAAATTCGATTGATGAAGAAGCGATAGCTGACGACTTTTTCCGCATCTTTCAGATGAACAAGTCCCGCCTGTTCGAGCGCCTGAAGCTGCTCAAGCGTCATATCTCTCGTCGCTGCAGTCGCACCACTCGGGGATGTGATGGATTCCTCGATAGCGACCTTCGTGGTCTCGAAGCGTGCGGAATACCCGACCATAACGCCGCCAATACCCGACGCATTGACCACGTCATTCAGGACTTCATCCATCGGGACGCCAATGTCGGCGCGTTTGTCACTCAACTCATATCGCAGCGCTTTGGCGAATGGAAACACTGCCGGCCCGAACTTCTCCTGCACATGAACGAGCTGAACGTCAGGGACCTGCGAGAACAAGTTGGCGGTCTTGGTCTTGGTGAGATACCAGTCGGGATTGATCGTCGACTGGCCATCAGCGCTCTGGGCATCAACCGCGAGCCCACCGGTATACACTTGCGCGCCACTGTTGCCCAATCGCCGCTCGACGTTAATCTTCCAGTCGACCGCCTTCTGCTTTCGAACCTTCTCCCATGCGACCACTTCCGACATCAGTTGGTCGGCAATCGCTTTGTCATCGACCGGACCAGCTGCATTCGATGCAGAGTCCGTAGATGCGCTCACGTCCGCTTCGTCCTGCTCGCCTACGTCAGTCGCATCGGGGAGTTCGTTGGCCATAATAAGTCCTTTTAATCGTACCACATCTAGGTACTCTGTACCCAGCTTTATGCCGCGAGATTCCTACGGCGTTGACGTGGCCGCATCCAGGGTTTCAGTTCTGATTCGTTGTTCGGGCGACTAGCTGGTGCCATACCCATGCAGAAGTACGCGAGCGCGACCGTCCAATGGTCCTCACCATCAGCCAGTTTCGCCGGATTCAGCTTGTCTCGCTGCTGGTGGGGAAGCGTGCGAAGCAATTCCTTGCAGCCATAGCGGGTTTTGCCCTCAGCCTTGACGATCTGGAGCTTCGGTCGATCCACATGCGTTTGGTCCGTGCCCCAGTTGACCCGTTCGGTCAGGAACTCGTTAATCGAATACCCGAACATCTCGCGGTCGTTCGTGGACGCTGTGAGAGGAACCCCGTTGGACTCGAACTTGTCCGCAATCGAAAACATCGACTGCCCGGTCTCAATGAACATCGTGGGATCGCAGAACGTCTCAACCACATGCATGCCCTCGCTAGCGGTCTTGATGTCTTTCGCCACATTCTCCGCCAGGGTCTTTTTCCACGTCATCTCCTTGAACACGATAGCGGCCTTGTTCGGCAGCACCGCAATCCACAGGCAGACTGCTGGGTCCGGCGAGTAGCCCCAGTCAACTGCCCGATAGATGGACAGCCAGTTCAGGCTGAAGATAGGCATCCCCTGCCAGCGGGGAACGTCATCGATCACATGCCAGGGCAGCTCAATTTCGTTGTCCTCGCTATCGCCTACCAGCATCGTGGGGAAGAAGTCCTCGAAGTAGGCTCCTTCATTGACAAACTCGCCCTTCAGCCATGCGCGTCTCACATGGTCGGGCAGATTCTTCAGCCGGCTCTCATACTTTTTCTTGTCCAAATACTCGTTGTCATCCAGTGTGCTGAACTGCATGACGAACTCGTCAGGCAGATAGTCTGGGTAGTCCTCGAACCGCACCACATGGTCGACAAACCACGCCTTCATCCACAGTGAGCCAATGCCGAGCGGGTTCGAGCCACAGCGAACAACAGCGTCATAGCCTTCCCCCTCTGGGGCACGAGCAGCGGCTGAAATCTGCAGGAACTGGTTCAGCGTAAAGGTCGATAGTTCGTCAAACCCGATGAACCCGTATTCGCTCGATAGAAAGTTCAGAATGTCTGCTTCGGTCTCGCAGTGGGCGAAGGTGATGGTACTGCCATTCGGAAATACCGCTTGGAACGTGGTTTTCAGGAACGTCCCGCCCAACTGCGTCATCTCGAAATCGATCATCGAGAGATGGGACTTTCGCAGTTCTGGCATGGTTCGCCGGATGATAAGCGCCCGGAAGTTGGGGATCATCATGCAGCGAATGATGGCGTCCCACCGCAGCCACTTGGATTTGCCGGTACCCCGTGTGCCTAGACAGAGCAGGTTGGGTGCATCGCATGCGTGTGCGGCGATCTGGTAGGGCTGTGGCGTGTAGGGCGCCCGACGTTTTCCATCCTCACTCGTAACTACGACCGAAACCACAAAACATTCACTACACAGATCACAGTCGTAGCAGATGTTTGGCGGGAGTCCTGCCTTAGCCCGTCGCTTCGTACACTTGCTGCAAGACGTGAGGGCTGCTGGAGCTGCGCTCTGGCCTTCAGGGAGGGGGGAGTGGGGTGGGGTTAGTAAACTAACCCCCCCACCCCCCACCCGTTCAGAGGGGCTTTCTAAACCGGGAGGGAGGGGACTCCCCATAGGGGAAATTGAGGTTTTGGGAACCTCAATTGGGTCCTTTTTCCTTTTGGGGGAAAACTTGTGGCCTTTTTGGAACCCCATTACTTGATTTCCGTGACCTTGGGCTTATCGATCCCGCCCATCTGGACGCCAATCATAATTTTGACGCCGCCACCACCTTCAGCAACGACTTTCTCAACAACCCTGGTGCCTTCCTGACTCATATTCGCGATGGCCCACTGAGATGCTTTCACTGCAGTCTCATTGTCACCATTCTCGAAGGCGGCAATGGCCGCTTCTTTATGGAGCTTCACATAATCCAGTGCGGCCCCCTGAAACTCCTCGCGGGCTTGTTCGATGATGTCCTTGACGACTTCCTTGGACCTCCGCATCACTTTCGACAGCGCCATCGTCTGAGCGGGCGTAATCTCTCGTGGCTGGTCTTGCAGAAATTGCTTGATGAACCCGACCTCGACTTCGCTGACCGGACCCATACGCTTGAACACGCGGGTGGGAGCTTTGGGTTCCTTGGGGGCTTTCGGGGAATCAGTGTTAGCGGCGAACTTGCTGGGACGTGCTCCGGGCATAGTGAGGGCTCCTCCACCCGCCTACTAAGTGTAGCAGAGTTTGGCATTGAGGTTGCAGGTACCTAAGCATGCCCCTTCCAACCGAGCTAGTAGCCTTCTCGCAGTTGCGTGTTGCTGTTGGCCCGACTGTCGAGGAAGCCTTCTGGCACGCATGCTGCAATGTGGAGTGGGTACCGCGATATCTGCCACTCCACTACGACCAACACGCGCTACAGAACAGCACCTACTACTTCATCAACCCTAACCACCCTTCTTGGAGAGTCTTCCGTGGAACTCAAGTCTGAACCCGCCTTCACTGAAACTCACGTGACCGATTGGGAGTTCGCTACCGTAGGGGGCACCCGAGTGTTCACTTTGGAAGACGGAGTGGACTCATGTGAGCTGACAGAAGAAGGCGGGTCCCCCTGCTACATCATTCACGAGAGTCGGACGAATGAGCGGTCGGTCGTGTTTGTGGGGCCGGCGCTGATTGGCTATACCCAACGCAGTCGGATTAAGAAGACGCCAGTCAAGCCACATGGCCCCAATCGTCCCGGTAGCCCCCTCACGCCGCAGGAGGCATGATGACAGTCAAATACGATCTTCCAATCGACTGTCCCAAGTGCGGCCAACGGGCAGTATGGGATGGACCACGCTACCAACCAGCCACCTACAGAGACCGCCCCGAACACCTCGCCTTTGCTTGTGCCACCTGTCGCTACGTCTATACCCTGAACTGCCAGGATGCCCCCAATGCTCACAACTGAACCGACCCTGACGATTGACCCATCGAAGCGTCGAGTCGTTCAGGAAGTCACGCAGGGCCGGTTTGCGGGCCTGTTCAGGATCATGGGCTGTGTGGAGGATTTGGGCACCGTAGATCCGTTGTCTCCTCAGATGGGTACAGTGTTGCCCTCATTCGTGGACAACGCCCATCATGTTGATCACTTTGGTCCGATGGTGCTGGTGGAGTTGAAGTCCCGCTACGTTCTCTACCGAGAGGTTGTCTACCGAGATGACGCGTCTCTACCCGCAGCGATCCCGAGCGTAGGTGGCGAGGCGTCAGCCTCGCCAGTAGCTGCGTTGGCTGCGGCTACGTTAGCCGCCACGACGGTGACCGAGTCATGAGCGTACGTTTTGAGGATGCGCTTGACCTCCGTTATATCGATGGTCGGAAGCACTGGAGGGTGTTGAACGCCTTTCACTACGACACAGACGTCGCGTGTGATGGACTGCAGCTCCATGCGTGTTTCGGCCAGGGCGACTATCGGATCACCATTCCTGCTGGCTTTGAGACCGATTTCGCGTCAGTCCCGCAGGTTTTCTGGAACATTCTTCCGCCCTGTGGCAGCTACGGGAAGGCCGCAGTTGTTCACGATTTCCTCTATCGAACGAAAGGACTGGCGACTCGTGGGCAAGCAGACGCCGTCCTCCTCGAAGCGATGACCTTCCTGTTTGTCGGCTGGTGGACCAGGCAGGTCATCTACTGGGGCGTGAGGATCGGTGGTCGACGGTCCTACAAAGGTGGACTTTAGCGTCACCTATTCCCCTTATTTCTCACTCTCCCGGTCATCATTCGCCTCACTCCGCTGCACTTTCCCTATCGGATGATCTATCAGACCCTCAGACTTTCCAACATACTCTGGATCACCCAAGCTATGGGCGATTCGTAAAAGCTGTCGTGCGAGGTTGTGGACCTCCATGGTCGCCCAGTTAAGAACCCGATTGGTCTCAGGATCGAGCGGACGTTTCCGACAGGACGCGAGCGCATCAGCCACACTGCGGAGTTCGGTTTCTATGGTCATGTCGCCCAGTCTATGAGTTCTGACAACCGTGTCAAGAACAAATACGCGCGACCCTGTGTACATAAGCTCAACCTTCGGGGTATCAAGCAGTTAACTGCGTTATAACGGTTTCCTTATCCCTCCCAATCCTCAGTTACCCCACAACCCGGTACCCCCATTAGGGTCCTTCCACTCAACCCTTTATGCGCCAGTTCATGACCCTGTGTGACGAGGGAGCATTACTAGCGCACTCCCTCCCCCTAGTGGGCCTCCGATCCAATCTGCGCCAGCTTAGGCGTACGTGACAGGGCCTCAACTAGTCCTGGCGTCAGCTGGACGCTAGCTCACGTAGCACGCCTGTAGCACCAGCAGGCCGGCAGCTGCATAAACCCTAATGTTGTGTGTTCTGCTCCCCTGACTACCAATCTGTAGAAGCGGAATCGGGGTTGTCAGCTCGATACCCTGGCTGACTGAGCGGTCGCCTCTCCATTTGGACGTCTAATGGAGTGAGAGCATAGCCACGTCGAATCCCACTATAGCAACGGTTGCCATAGCAGGTTATATAACTGTTTGGTTATGGGTTAGGTGCTTGGGAGGAGGGAACCGTTACAACTGCCTTAACTGCGTAAAGGGCTGTAACGGTTGGGGGTTAGGAGGGTTGATAGGAGGGTTGTGCTTATTTGTTCTGTCGCAATACCTGCAGCTGTTTCCGATACTCCCGGCAGTCGGCATAGCGATGGAGGCAATCATCACAGGTGCAGCGTCTGCCTTCACGATAGTCAGCTTCGTTCAAACGCTGCAGATTGCAGTCAAGACCGTCTGCACGGTGAGAATGATAGGCATATGGGTCTCTGGGATTGCTGTCATCCGGGCAGTAATACGCCTCGTAAGGCTTGCCTTCAGGGTCATACGTCCAACCCTCAGCAACAGCCTTCCCATAGGTCGTCGCTCGCTGGCACGTCAGACAGACGATTCTCAGGCCGTTAGCGGCCAGTCCGTTTACTGGAGTGAGTGGGGCTCGCATATCTGTCAGTCCTTTTCTTCGAGTCTGAAATAAACCATCCTCGTCGATGCTAATTTGGCCCGAACGGATCAACGCATCAACAGTTCGATTGATGTTTCGAAGGGCTAGCGCTTTGGCTGGTCCGGCGTCATTTACCCAGTCGTTAACGACTGGCCAGTATTCAGCGTTTTCACCATGCGTCCGAATGATGTTCACAAGCCGGCGTTGGGATTCAGTCATCATCGTATTCCTCTCCATCCAATCACAACAACCAAAGTGACCACGATTTCAACGATAAGCCAGATGCCAGTATTCATGGCCAATTAGAGTACAAGGGCTGTGCCACTTTGCCCAACCCTCCAACCCTAATAACAACCGTATCAGTTTGTTGGCACCACTCTTGTACTGTGTGCTGTTCTAATGTGAGAGGGTGAAAAACAGCACACTACCAAACAACCAGGAAGTATCGCCATCCCCGTTTTGAATGCTTACGGAACAGCCGAGGATTGGCGCATCCACCTCTCGTCTGCCATTCTTTTTTAGAAATGCGCATATGTCCTTTCATCGTCCTACCCTCCATTGATTCACTATAGTTACGAGACCTGATGCGCTTCAGTGACGTATACGCGCATGTTCCAACCCCGACGTTTGATATCTTCTCGTTTACATTGGGCGACGGTTTCGGCACTCTCGCGGGTATCGAACCCTCCGACCGAATGTATAAGACGGTTATCTCCGTTTCGTACCTCATAACCGAATCGTTTAATGCTCATTTGCTTCTCCATTGATTCATCTTCCACATCAGCCAGAAACCGAGAAAGAGAAACAGGGTTTTCATCGGTCGGGCTCGACCTTGTAGGGTTGGCCATCTGGCTGGAGGGCTGTATAACCCTCATACGTGAACGCATGAGCGACTGAATACGAGTGCTGAACGTGCAGCCACTTCCACATATCGATTTCGGAGCGGAAAACGTGGACGGGTTTACCGTCGCGGTAGAGTTTCCATGCAAGTGGGGCGTTCATAGGTCCCCCTTTCTAGTCACATCGATAACGCTATAGGTTCCGCCCAACATCTCCTGCAGGTATTGCGTCCCGTAGTGTTTCGGACTGCCGTTAGCATGCTGTTCCAACAATTCGGGGTATCCGTTGTGGCCTAGCCACTCCCAAGCAGTTTGTAGGAAACCCTCGCCATAACCATAGGCGAACGGCAGATAGGCGATCTGTTTGCCGTCCTGAAAGATTCGGACGCTATGGTATGTGTTACCGTAGGTTTTCTGGAACCAACGTCGCCCTTCAATATGCAGGCTCATGCGACTGCTACTCCCCTCGTATATACGCTATTGATGTCCTGCCCTTTGATGTCTTCAGCCGTCAGAATGTAGAGCGCACAGCCGCACTGAAGTCTCGGCGCCAGCCATCATTTGGCAGCATTCTCGAACGCTTCGATCCGGATCGGTCTCTGACCGATACCAATACTCAACCGTGAACGTCATTGCTATTCTTCGCCTTTCACCAAATGCCAACCCGGACCTACAGGATTACCGGGCGAACGAAATCCACAATGCAGACACTCAAGATAGAGCATGCCAGCAATATTTGACTTGCGCATCGTCTCGGGATGCGAACAGAAGAGAGACCGAAGCTTATGGATGATGAACATCACAAGGCGCCTACTATTCTGGCGAGAACAACCCCGGTCAACACGGCGGCCAGAAGAAATGCACAGATATCGAACATGAGCACTAGAGGCTTCATAGACTCACCTTACCCAAATACTCCAGCGTATCGGCCATCAAGTCAGCATACCCGGCCAGCTGCTCAGCATGCGCAACAGAGCCCGGATAGATGTGCTTAAGATGATCGGACGCTTTCAGCACTTCTACGCGAGCCATACGAAGCGCTTCGATGGAGACCATGATCTGTGAAGGTGTGAGAGGGACACTCACAACCGACATGCGTTTGCCGGCGTTCCGGGTTGGGGATACAAGATTCATCGGTAAACCCTCCCTAATCCCTGACTCCAAGTGATGAACTGTCGTTGCATCAGGGACGGTTCGCCCAAATACATCAGCCCCACTCGGCCGCGATCATGAACAACAGAATATCCAGCTGACCGAAGTTCGGCAATGGTGCGACGAAGGGACGCATCTGGCATCTGGGTGTCAATCGCCAGCCAGTCAGCAGAAACGAATGGGTTACGCGGGGAGTAGAGCCCACGCAACCGGCGAAGCACGCGAAATGCTTGTTCGGAGAGATGAACGGTTCGGGGTGTATGCATGCCAGTCTCTAACTGCTATACACATGCCACTCATGTACCCTATTAGAATCAACAACTTACAGGCGGTACCCATTATGCATTGTGTGCTAGAACAAAACATGAGGGTGAAAAACAGCACACAGCCTGCCACGAAGGCACAAGCCAGGGAGACAATTCAGCCATAACCGTAGACATCTGCTGACGATTTCGTTGCGCTGTGGCTCGTAACAGCACACTAACTCATCCGCAATTGTGGTGTGCGGTTCGTTTCGACACACGCCGGCTCTATCGAGCGGCGAGGATGAGTTCTAAGCAACCGGGTTGGGGGACAAGGGAGGAACGGGTCGGGGGACAAGGAGTCCCCCGCCACAGAGCCGTCTAGGCGTGCTGGCTGGCCTTCCGCTTGCGGTGGAAGGCTTTCATGCGCTTACGCTGTGCCTCGCGTGCTTCGGGAGACCAGGACCGACGTGCGGGCTTGGGGATGCGCTCAGGGCCGGGCTCAGGGACAAGGGGGGTTCCTGATGGTCGGGAATTGCCGTTTGAAACCGGGGAAACGAGGACGGGACCTTCGAGCGCAGAAAGGAGGACTCGCAGTCTCTCCTGCTCAACCGCGAGAAGGGAAAGTCGATGTACGATTTGTGTTCGCCACACATCGTATGGGAGCCCATCTTTTGTGTCATTCACAAGATCATGAATCTGTCGTTTGGCCATTAGAACAACTCCTCCATATGCTGAGAGACCCAGTTCGCAATAATGGTGCGGAGGCGGGCCTGATACCCTCCCTCACCGTAGGCGGTAGCATAGCGGACGATGCGTTGAAAGTCTTCAGGGCTCACGGTCAGGACTTCCGACTCTTCCAGACTCACCTTGAGCATACGACAGAGTGACTGAAAACCCCCGTGGCCGTTCGCAGTGACGCCGATGAAAAACTCTCGAACCTCTTTCGGGACGACCACTGATATCTGTCGGGGACGATTCTGTCGCGTTACCATTACCCTTCTCCTTGTTGCTGGAGTGTAGAGCAAGTGAGATACCAAGCGCAACGAATAACCTTAGGTAAAGTGCCGGGAAATCGGCAAATAGGGGTACTTTTCGTTAGGTTTTAACGAGTGTGCGGGCTGTAGGACGAATGGGAAGTAGAAGTTACGCGACCTCAACGGCACAGCACTTGAACAAGGAGGAAACACGAAACCCTTTGGATGCTAGGAGTTCCCGAATGACCACTTGGGCGTACGTGCAAGCGATAGTGGATAACGATTTCGTCGGCGGCCAGAAACCCGGAGAGACCCTGCCGGTGAGTTTTCGGCACATGAGTGTGCAAGCGGAGAACGAATCAGCGGCCTATTCGGCCGGACACTTGTGGTCAGAGGCTCAGGACAACACCAAAGTGTCCTTGCTGAATGACTATGTGTTCACGATTTAAGGGGACAGTATGACTGGAGTTACCCACTTTGTGTTGGCGGTTGTGGCGCTCAGTACTCCCCTTGTCGGGGCTATTTGGCTCATGAGTACACATCCTGTCGCAGGAGAAGTGACGGAGTCGCTGTTGCTGATGTCGGCGTTGATTATGCTGTTCTCCTCACAGGAGACGCATTGATGTTCCTCAAACTGAACGCGAGTGAGAAAATCCGACTGAACATCGTGATGATCGTGCTTCTGGTCTTGTGGGCTGGGGTCACGGTCTATATGCTGTGTGGAGGAGAGGCGCTATGAGTGAAGAAGCGACTACACTGTTGGCCCTGGTGAGCCAGTTGCGAGGGTTGGCAGATGCGATCAATCGTAGGCAGGCTCGACTGACACCGACACAACGACGGGTGTGGGCCGATGCCTTGTGGGCGAGTTGTGACGCGATTGATGGTGAAGTGGTGAAGCTTCGGGCCGCGCTCGCGGACGCAGACGCCCCGCCGTGGCGCGACATTGAGACGGCGCCGAAGATGAGAACGATTCTCCTGTTCGCGGTGACTGATGTTGACGAGCATGGCACGGTGAAGAACTGGAAGATGGCCACGGGTTCATGGAACGAAGGCTACGAAGACGAGCGGTCGAAGGCGCAAGGACTTACGCCTTGGGAATGGGATGGACATCGCGTCAGAGTTTACGAAATCCACCCAACGCATTGGATGCCGTTGCCGAAGCCGCCCGTCCCCGACGCCCACCCAGCGGACCAGCCATGACTGAAGACAGAGACGACCCGATATTTCGGGAGACTCATTGCTGGATGCGCCGGTTTGACGGTGAACCGTGCGCTCGACCCGCGACGTTCATGGGACCGCAAGACAGCCCTGAAGTGTTCGTGCGTCAATGGCGAGCCTGCGAGAGACACGCGCAGCCGTCTGATGTCTCATTTCACCCAGCGGATCCGCAGGAGCAAGGCTGATGTCGAGTGACCCCGGCGCACGCCTCCGCGAACTGATTGCGCAGATGCGAACATATGAAGGCTGCTTTGGTGAGCGCACGCGATTGACGATTCTTCGGTGGGCTGACGAACTGGACGTCTTCCTGCGAGCGTCAGCCTCAGCCCTCAGCCCTGAACACGTTGCAACGCCAGATTCAACGGGCGTGTTCTGTGTATGCGGTGCTCGTATGGCTGATGTGACCGCGCATGCCGCCCTCAGCCCGTCGTCCGCCCCGTCGGTGATCCGAGAGCCGGAAAGGGAGAAGTAGCTGATGGCGGTATACGTGGACAACATGAAGGCTGGATTCGGTCGGATGGTCATGTGCCACATGATTGCGGACAGCACCGAAGAACTTCTCCAAATGGCCGACACGATCGGTGTCGCTCGAAAATGGATTCAGATGGCAGGAACACATCGCGAACACTTAGACATCTGTTTATCGAAACGCAATCTCGCACTCAGCAACGGCGCAATCGGTCTGACGATGCGCGAACTCGGTATCCGGATACGCGACCGGCGGCTTGCTGATCAGCGGGCTGCTCTCCGAGAGCCGCCCTCAGGAACGGGGGACGCGACATGACTGAAGATTATCGGATCGACCATCGCGGCGAGGCATCCCAGGAAGCACGACTCCGTGAGTTTGCACTAGCTGGGGCCGACATCGCGCACTTCCGTGGCTATGACGCGGGCAATATCTCCGGCCACACCGAAGCCAGTCCCTCGCGCTGTCCACATCCCGATTGCGTCCTCGTCCGAGCCGCGCCACCCGAGGCGGACCAGCCGCAGGAGGAACGCAAGTGAGTGACGCTTCAACGCGCGGATTGTATGGCAAGTTCATCGTAAAGCGTTCTGACGGCACCGATGCGCCCGGCGAGAAGCACGACGGCTGCACCTATTTCGTGCTGGATTTGGAGCACGACAAGCACGCGGCATCGGCTCTGCGCGCCTACGCACGAAGTTGCGCGAAGTCACATCCCCAACTCGCGCGGGATCTGGTTGCGGTCGCCGACGGAAACAAGCTGGTCGCGCAGAAACCCTCTTTATCCACCCTCTCGGCGTCGAGGATGAGTGAGCCGACGCCAGCCGAATCGAAGTTGACGCCCACGACGATGTGTCCAGACGGCGAGCGGCATGTGCTCAGGTGCATTCGTTGCGAGATCCCTGCCTCCCTCACGCCGCCAGCCGACCAGGAGCCACGATGACTGACAACCGACCACTCCAAACATCACTGAAGACAGCATTGGAGATACTGTTCTTCATTGTGACACTCGTCGCCCTGGGCTGGGTGCTCTGGGACCTCATCAACCTGCAGCCGCTCTAAATGGCTTTCGAACGAAGGGACTTGGGCGCGAATCTTGCAGGGGTACCGATTACCTATCAACACACTGTATACGCGAGGCGACAAGGAGACACGCATGAATGCTCGTAAACGCCGACTCGCCAAACGCCGACGTCGGCTCGTCAAACTCGCAACCCAGACGCTCAAGAAATCATGACTCTCCGACACTGTCGGCAACACCCGACCTACGACGACAGCTGCCACGACTGTTACGCACTCGAATACGGACGCTGGCAACAGTGCGACTGCTGGACAAGTGGGAATGACCTGAAACCAAAACAGCATGGGGCGGACCCGCACGCCAAGAACTGCATGCTGTATTTGAAACCGAGGGTAAGGGAGTAATCATGAACGTCCGAGACCTGCACATCATTCGAGCGAACCTGCTGACCGCCATGACTGACGGTCGCCTCGACGACGCCTACGCATGGACCCGGCTGTTCTGCCGGCAGCTGCGTTACCTCACGAATCGGTCAGGTTGCATGGGTACACAGGAGTCTGGCCGTGTTGCGTAAAGGGGCACTGGCCCTCTTCGTCATCGTGGCTATGCATGCGCCCTGGCGGGTTATGGTGCTGGGTGCTGAAGTCCTGACCATGGCGCCCAGTCGAGTGCGGACAGACAACCAGACTGACCGCTACTGGGATGCGCTGTCTTTGGAGTCACGGTTGGTCGCGTTGAACTACTCCGTCGCCTACCTGAGAGACCTCAAGATCGATGGGCAGGAAGTGTATGGCTATACGAGCCCGAATGACCATGCAATTGTGGTGGAGGCGGGTCTGAGTTGGAACGCGAGATTGGCGGTTCTGGCCCATGAAGCGGGTCATACGTTGCAGCCGGGTTGGGCATCGACCCGTCAGGGAGAGGCGTTCGCAGAAACGGTAGCCATGCTCATCTCACACGATGGGTACCGAGAACATGCCCGCTATCTGGCGCAACATCGGATGGATACGCTGTTCATGATGCTGGTGGAGTGGCCTGGAATGTACCATGCGGCGAGCATTCTGGAGGATCGATGAGCCACCAGGATCGACGCGAACCTCTCCCGACCAGCTATCAGTTCGGTGATGCGGGCAAACCAACCCTCAAGCTGGTTGAAGTCTGTCTCGCTTGTGGCAAATGTGTTGAAACACGGGACTGCGGTTGTCCTGCTGGAACGGGCTGGCGCTCGATGCATGAGAATGCGGCTCAACAACTGGTCCGCAAGGGTCAGTGGAATAGCATCGAACCCGAGGAGAAGTGATGGCTGACCCTAAGCCGACTCGTCATTTCTTTCGCAAAGCGGTCGCTCCCCCACCGAAGCCACCGTGTGATTCGAAGAAACGTAAGTATCACAAGCGGCAGACCGCGATTGCTGAAAACCTTGATCCGCTCACCGGCAGTCGAGTGGTTCGGCGCATGGATGCCGGGTCTGCGTATCGACGAATTGCCGCATCGAAAGCTGGAAAGGCTTCACAAGCGAGTGGCAACGCCAACAGATTCACAAGCGAGTCTGGAAGCAAGGCCAGTAAGAAGCTGTGGAAGACCCGGCAGCGGATGGTCAATGGCATCCGTATCGGGGTCAAGCTGTCCGGCCGCAAGAAGCATCTGAATCGTATCGACTTACGAAAGCTCTATGTTGAGAACCCCAAGCACGGGATTCGTTGCGTGGACCAGACTCCCTCCGCACCTGTTTGGGAGCGCATCGATGAACCCTCCGGTGTCTTCCTCCGTATCTCAGAGAGGACAGCGCTGATTCGTTTGGGGTACATGAAGAAGTTACTCCGTTTCGTTCCGACCAGTGTGCGCTTGCTTGCCCTCCCCGGCACGAAAGGTGCTGTGGGTACCGGCGAGCCTATCAACCCGATTTCAGGAGACACAGTATGAGCGCTCGTGAATCTGTACTGAACGTGCTTCGCAACAACAACCTTGACAATCTGAATGGGCTCTCTGTGTGGGCGATCTCCCTCATGACGAGCTACCCGGAGCCCACGGTTCGCCGCACAATCGCAGAACTGAAACGCAGCTACACCATCGTGCGTGAAGGTCGGCGTGTTCGGCTCATTGGCTTTTACGGAGGCTCACGTCGATGACCAACACGTTTGTCCCTCTGACGCATGACCAACGGCGTCAACTCATCGAACAGCCCCTCGCCATTCGCACAGTTGGTGGTGGCGCACGGTGGAGCGGAGCGGGAGTCGCCAGCGATGACGGTCTCCATCGAGCGTATACACCCAAGATTGCGGCGTTTGACGACGCCTTTACCCCAGGAGACAACAGTGGCAAGTGAATCTCGGAATGCACGGAAGAAGCGGCGTGTGAAGTTGAACCTGAGCCGAGCACGTCGAGCGCTGCAGCAACAGACCGAGGCCCGAGTGCAGGCGCATGCGACCTTGCTTATGGTCCTGAGTCAGGCTGGCGGCGAGGTCACGGTGAGTCAGGCGACCATGCAGACGGTCCTGCAGGGGATGCAGATGTTGAACTGGGTGACGGAGGCCAAGACCGATAGCGAGGGCAACACGGTTGCCGGCGAGTTCATTGTGCGGGTCATCACGCAGGAAGGCGTGCAGGCGGTTGTGAACGAAGCGATTGAGGCTGCTGCTATCGTTCCTGACTCTGTGGAGATTCCGGTCAACCCGGGCACTACTTTTTCAGACCCTATGGACGCATCGGTCATCTAATGGGCTCTCGTCCCCGACAGTTCACCCTGACAGCCCCAGGACCACTGCGTCTCTACAACACCCTGGAGCTGCTGAACATGCCCGCCCCGACATGGCTGATTGAACCAGTCCTGCCGATGGGCGGGTTGGTCGGGATGTATGGGGCGCCCGAAACGTGCAAGAGCTTCATCGCGATTGACATCGCATTGTCAGTCAGCACGGGGACGCCCTGGCAGGGGCTAGAGACGCAAAGAGGATTTGTCGTTTACATCGGTGCGGAAGGCGGAGCTGGTCTCGGCAAGCGGGCACTCGCGTGGTTGGTCACTCATAAGATCGAGCCGACTGAAACCGATATCGCGTGGCTCATTGAGAGCGTGCCTCTGTCAGCAGGCTCAGACGAGATTGTCACTCTACTCGAACGGATCGAAAACGAAGTCAATCGCGAACCATCGTTGATCATCGTGGACACCATGGCGCGCTGCTTCTACGGCAACGAGAACGAAACCGAAGACATGGGCCAGTTCATTGCGGGCGTCGACATTCTCCGTAAGCGCTTCGGCTGCACGGTGCTGGTCATTCACCACACGCGATTGGATGGGGGGCGGGAGCGTGGGGCGACGGCATTCCGTGGTGGTGTCGACACCATGGTCAA